GAAGATTCGTTACCAACACCTAAGTGAATAATTGGGTCAGCTACCGAAAGTGTAGTACTGTTAACCGTAGTGGTTGTGCCAGTAATTGTTAAGTTACCAGTCAGTGACAGATTAGTACCAGAAATATTGCCTGTTACTGCAATACCAGAGTCTACAATTGCAAGTTTTTCATTGCCATTATAAAGGAAACTTGAAGAATTACTATCAATAGAAATGACATTATTTCCAGCAGTATTTCTCACTGTGATGGAATTTGCTTCTACAAGACCTGTAGAACCATTCCATTGAATTTTTAGATCACTATCATTACCAAAAGTGAGTTTAACATTATCATTTAAGTTAATGTTATTGCTACCAAGATATGCAGCAATGTTAGAGTCTACTCTTGCTTCAGTATAGTAAAGGTTTGTACCTTCTGTAAGGTCTGTTGTGGACTTGTCAGAGAATAGGGAATTGAATGCGGCACTTTCTAAGTCTTCCGCTAAGTCAGCAAATACTGCGCTATCTGCTGTTACATTAGTCAGACCAGAACCATTACCTGTAATAATTCCATCAACAGTTAAATTATTGCCGACTGTAGCATCAGATTCTGCATCAAGGGATAATCCTTGAACTGTAGCATTTTGTGCATAAATTCTTCCAGTTGCAGTAAGAGGACCATTTACTTGAGCAGAATCTTGAATAGTAACTGTGTATAGTTCAATCCTATTATTAACTGTAAAATTATTTGTGCTAAAGGTTACAGAATCTTGAGCAGCTCTTACGGCAAAGTTTGAATCAAATACTGTCTGATTAAAATTATGGTTTCTTGCGTCAAGGTAGTAAAGACCACCAAAACCATTAAGGGTTACAGCGTCACTAGAATCGAGAGAAGCACCAGTAGCAGTAGGAACAAATCCACCTTGAGCAATACTGTAGATTAAGAACTTGCCACCATCAATAACAGTACCAGAACCATCGGAGTCCTTAACGTTAGCTAAGTCTTGAATATTAATGTTACTTAAATCTACACTTACTTTATTAGTGATAGTATCAAGTGCAAATCCAGTATCTAAACCATAGAATTCTCTGTTTCCAGCAATGTCAGAAACAACAATAGAGTTACTATCGGTAGGAATACCAAGACTTGGTTCTACTTCGTCTAGTTTGATAAAGGTATCAGTAAGTTTACTACTTTTTACCTTACCGCTGATTAGTTTAGCCATTTAACGACTCCAAAATACCAACTACTGCTTTTAACTTGTCTGTTCCAGATGAAGACATTTTTAGAATACCACCTGTAGTAACAACAAGTTTACCAGAAGTAGCACCTAAAGCATCTCTTCCCGGAATAGAGAACTGAGACAAAATCTCTGTTGCAGCACCGGAAGCAGAGTCTTGGTAAGTGAAAGTTAGAGTGTGTGTACTATCAGATACATTTGTTACCTGAGTAGATAACACAATACCTGTATAGTTTGCTGGTGCAGTATAAACAGATGTTAAACTGTTCTGCACCGAGTGTGTTACTGTTTTGAATACATTTAATTCAGCCATTTATTTTTTCCCTTAATCCTCTAGCGCAAGTGAGAATGGAGTTACACGGGCAAACAAGCTTCTGTTAAATGCATCACCTTCAACCGTACCCGTTGATCTTTGAATTCTAAAGTCTTCACCAACTCTGAAGTCACCTTTCTGGTCAGTACTGGTAACAAAACAAAGACCAGCACGGTTAGAGTCTTGAATGACTTCATCTGCCTGAACTGGCACACCACCACGGTATGGGAATGCAGTTCTTACATCAGTACCTGTACCAATCCATTCAAAAGTGTGACCAGAAGAAGACAGTGCACTTCTTTGGTGGAATGTAACAGCATCACTATCTGGCAAGACTACACCCGGCGCTTCCAGAAGTTTAATCTCTGCTGTATTATTGTCAGAGTCATAAGATGCAGAGTCTACCGTAAAGTACATAGAGTTAGAATTGAATTTCACTGCATCAGAAATATTTGGTCTTTTTGTAACATTCTTCAGAGTGATGATATTGTCAAGAATATCTTGAGAACCACTTGTATTTGCAGTATAGAGAGATGGTGAAACGCCAGTTGCTTTCAGTCCAATATTACCAAACGAACTGTTAGAGTTTGTAATAGATGCAAACCCACCATTCTCTGCAAGGAAGCCATGCTTACAGTATACAGTAAAGACTGATACTAACTGACAGTATCCTCTATTCTTAAGATAAACACCATTACCACCTTGGTTAATCTGTGTAAATGAATCAACTACCATAGAACGAATACCGCCAGCATGGTTACCGTCATTTCTAATACCGTCACCACCCTGCGCTGGACTGTTTAAATCGCCCGCACTATCTGGATAGACATAATATCCACTATCTGTTCTACTAAGATCAGGTCCAGTAATAGAAGTACAGTTTCTGATGTATGGAGAGTTTACAATGATGTTAGAGCCAGCAGAGTCAGCAGGATTCCATGCAAATACAGCAGCTGGTTGTAAATGATCCCTAAATGTAAAGTCAGATACATATGCATTGTTGTTCAAATAGAACATGTCCGAAGTTTTATTCTTTGGACGAATACTAGTATTTTTCAGGTTGTCACCAATCAAAGATACACTTTTTGGAATTTCAATTGGGTTATTAATTGTATAATCACCAGTTTTTACATAGATAGTAGATGCAATTTCAGGAGCATCTAATACATCTTGATATCTATCACCAATTCCAAACAACTGAGGGAAAACACTATCAATGTGTGTGACTACCGCATCAATGGTAGTATCTTTAGCAGCATCAATTGCAGTTTTAGCACCTCTAAGCCCAGAAGCAATTTGTGTATAGTCTGTTCTACTATCATTATCAGGTGTAGTTCTAGATGCTGGTAAAGAACTAACACCATTTCTAATTACATTACCAATCATAGTAGCAGATGCTTTAAGTTCTGCAACTTTACCAGCACTAGGATAGTTAGACGCAGTTTGTTGCAATGCTGAGTATTCGGAAGGTTGACCAGAAAGTGTTACTGTTGCACCAGTTAATACTTTTTCAAGAACTTCTGCAAGTCTATCATAGGCCCCAGCTGTGATACCTTTTTGGTATGCAGGAATTTGTGGTCCATTATTAAAGAAGAAGTTTGCATTATCATAAGCACCAGCATTACCGAGATAAACTGCATCATAAGTTAATGCTTCTATTGCATATGTAATGTCTCTTTTACACTTATCGCTATCATAGTCATCACCAAAGTTAGCATCAGCCCAAGCATTTACTTCTTCAGATATGAAAGTTTTGTTGTTAAGTAACAATGACTTAGCATAGGTTGCATCATTTACATTTCCAGAAGAATCATAATATGCAGACACTGGCTGTGGATATGCACCTGCATTCAATATTTCTGCACTTGACTTACCATTTTCAATGATATCTCGCAGTTCATCAAAGTATGCATTAGACCTACTAAGTGCATTAGCATCAGAACTTACAGCAGAAATGTCATTGATCAAATCTTTAGTTTTATCAATACTACGAATTACTTCTGTAATGCCATTTGTGTAAGAACCAGCACGTCCTTGGAAGACTTGGTTAAACTTTGTACCAAATACAATATCATATGTGGCACCATCAATGTAGAGTCCTAAATCTCTTCTTGTTTTAGTTTCAAGAACAGAACCTTCAGCACCATCAGAGTCTAACCCGGCTGTACCACGTCTTTCCCCTGCAACTTGAAGTGCTTTATCAATCGTAAGAAATGCTCTAGCAAGAGTAGTGCCATCATTACTATCTCTGCCGTCTTTAGAAACATAGAAAACGTTAGTAGCCTTTGCAGCACCATCAACCTCTTTAATAGTGACTTCACCATTGCGTTGCTGCTCAAAGAAGATCACACCATCATGGGTGTTAATCGCAAGTTCACCTAATGCTAGATCACTATCGGTAGGCTTATTGCCCGCTACTGAACTTCGTTTATGCTTAATAATTGCCATTTCTAAACCTTGATAAACTTGAATTTATATTTATTTATAACGATTAGAATGTTCCACCATCAATGGAATCTACTTGAACTTGATTTGCTTGAACAATTGTCAGAACTTGAGACGAATCTAAAGTTAAGCTTCCAATATCAGATGAATCTAGCAGTGATAAAATAACATCACCAGTAAGTCCATTAATACTACTAACACCTACAGTAATATCTTCAAGTGATTTGAATACAAAATTAGTGCTTACACTATCATATTGTAAAAATCTATTTGTTGGACTTAAATCAGCATCATCAACATCTGTTAGAGCTCTAAGAGTGGTAGTAATACCATCAATCGGTGCAAATCTAAATTCACTAGCAGAGTCATTATATACTAGATATTTATTAGTCGCCCCAATACCACTATCATTTACATCATTAAGTTGTCTGACTCCAATTGAACTTACACCAGTTGGTATGCCAGAAGTTACCTTTTTGACATAAACTGTCTTGGCCATTAGAAGGAACCCCCGTCAATCAAGAATGCATCATCTGCCAAAGCATCTGCAATTGCTGCTGAGTCAACAGCGGCAGTTCCTGTAATTACGCCAGCGCTATCAATTGTGATATTACTACCTGCTGAGTATACAGTTAAAATATAATCTGAATCTGCGATTGCCAAAACTTCGCCAGAGTCAATTCCAGCAGCTGTGCCAAAAATATACCTTTGACTTGCACTGTCATATTTTAAAATTTGATTGTGAGTTGCAGTTCCATCTACATCTGTGAGATCAGCCAACTGAGTGGGAACTTTTTTGGTGCTTGCCTTAAATGCTTTCGCACCTTGAGTGACAGACGGAGTAATCTCTAGAATGCCCTCTACAATACGTTCTGTAGTGTCTGTAGTGGTTGTAATCTCTACATCATAGAAATACCTACCAGCATCAATTGTATTGGTAAAGGCGGCACCTAAGTTGAGTTTAATGATACCATCTGTTGCTGGTGTACCAATAGAGTCGGTAAATTCATAAACAATATTAGAGTTATATTGTTTTCTAAATTTTGCAGCAACAGATATTCCTGTCAGATCACGGGGATTTCTGTTAGCATCAACCACGTCAATCTGAAAAGTAGTGTCTGTTCCCTGTTCGGCTGTTAAAATAGAATATTCAGCCATTTACTGTTCCTTAGTTATGTATAGTATGATGACAAATAATTGGATTATTCCCATGACCTAAATCTTTACGAAAAGTATGTACTGCATTCCATCTTGTATCATCTTCAAAAAAGTCATACTTTAAATATTTATATTTATCACTCTCCTTATTTAGCAGCCACCATAAAGCAAATTGGTCAAAACCTTGTAAAGTTTTTGGATATTGGTTTTCAGTTCCTGGCCACCATTCATGATTAGATTGTTTCACCCAAAGTTCATACCAATCCATCATAAATTTTTTTGCAGATGATTTGTACAAACATAAACCGCCATGAACAGCAAAAGTCACTTCACCAAAATCTACCCCTTTAAAAGCATATTCTCTATCTTTAGTAATTCTTGTCCAAAGCATATCATTATCTTTTATCTGATCAAAGACAGTTGTAAACTCAGAATTTACAACTTCCATATCAGCGTCAAGGTATAATGTAGTATCATAGGGCGAATTTGACATACACCACATTTTAGTTCTGATATTAACCGTTGGATTTACATGCGCAGGAATATCAGTTACAACATTATCAAAAATTTTAGATTTAGAATTTAAAAATTCTTTTTCTGTATATAATGTAATGCTAAAATTGGGGGCATAGTCTTTAATTGTCTCAGCTAAGTAACAAGCAGAATTGTAGTATTTTACAAAATTGGTTGCTACAATAATAATGCCATTATTCATCACTCACCAACATTTCAATTGTATCTTCCCAAACTTCTTTTTCATCCATAAAATTAAATGCCATACTATATCGCAAACAATCATTTGAAGATGCATGGTATACTAATTTTTCTGGTTCATCATAAGCACCAAAATAAAACTGTTTGGCATTCCATCCTTTTTTATCTGGAATAATAATCACTTCTTTTTTATCATTATCCCAATATCTAAAATCACCCTCACCTGTTTCGGACCAAGTGAACATTATTCCATATCCACTTGCATTTGCATTATTATGCCAGTCACAATATGATTTAGGTGGATAAAATACATCTAAACATATTCTTTGGCAAAACATATACTCAGTTAAAGAACATTTGTGTTTATAGATTTCATCATCAATCACATCCTTACCATATTTAGAATTATAATAACGAGGCTGCCGAGAAGGATATCCTTTGTGATTGTCTCGCTGAAGCATAATATGTTTTAAATATTCTTCAGAAAGCCTACGATTTTTTTCATCAAAACATTCATGGTCTTCAACTAGCACATTATCATAATTTATATTTAATAGTCTAGATTCAATATGATTTAACTTTGATAATACAAATTTGTCTTTTATCTCAAAGGTCTTCACCACTTTTGTTTTCCATTTCTTTCATCATCAGCATAACAGCAAGAGCAGTTGCCTCTACATCAGACTTAGCTCTTCTAATAGAGGATTTTGCTTCTCTGTCTTCTGATTCAAAAATAGCAGGAATATTGAAAATATCCAATTTTGTTTTAAACAGCTGTTCAAGTCTGTCCAACTCTCTACCCTGCTCATCTTCTTTTTTGAGGCGTTCATGTTTTTCTTTTTCTTCTTTATTAAAAGTTTCTGTAAACGCATCAATTTCTTCTGGTGAGTAAATTTCAGTGATGGTATTAAAAAGAATATTTTCTTTGGTTTCTTCCGGGTCTTCCCACTTTTTTACTGTTAGGTTTTGTTTTCTTTCAATCTTACCCACTTTTGTGTGTTCTTCAACTTCAATAATTGATTTTTCAATGTTGAGCCAAATTGGTTTCACATATTTTTCTTTCAAAAGGTCATTCTGTGTTAACATTCTAAATAAAATCCTTCATTAAATTTTAACATGTAAGTAGTATGCATTAATCTCAAAAGATTGATTGCTGAGTGTTTGAGTAAAGTTGGCAGTGAAATTTACCAATTGTCTAAAGACGCCTCGTTGACGTTGGTTTTGGCGTTGGTTTGGATACACATTGATCAGCTGGCCTTGTCTTCTTTGACTCCGCAACGCAGCTCGGTTTGTAAAGTTTCCTGTATAGGCGCCACCTGTAGATTCACCCCCATTACCACCAATAGTTTGAGTAAGTCCACCATTGTCTACAATTGCTTTTCTAAGGTCTTGGTATTTACCAAGATTTCTATACCCAGCTGGTGGTGTAGCACTTGTAGTAATTTGGAAATGTCCGGGTCTGTTTTGACCTTGATTGTCCATAAGTCTATTTAAAAGGCCACCTGCAAAAAACTCTTGCATTTCTAGGTTTGTAGAAGTTTCATCATTACCAGCCATTACACCTACACCAAGGAAAATAGCACCAATGTTTCTGCGTTTCAAAAGTCTTAGTCCACCATCTGGTCTTTTACTTTTAATAAGAGTGTCTGTGGCAGAACCAGCGGTAATGCCAGTTTTCTGATAAATTCTAACTCTTTCATGGTCATCTAAAGACCCCGAAGCGTTATCAAATTCTTGATCAAGATTAAGAACTAGTCTCCACTCATCACTATCTAAATATTCTGCTTGAACGTCAGCAAAAGTACTCAATACAGTATGATCAGAAGGGGAACTAGTGTGTTTATACGACGCTGCCATTCTATAAACACCCGGCAGATCGTGCTGGTAAATCAGACTAAGAATGGCGTCTTGAACAGCTGTGTAAGCTGGATCAGAACCCCCAGAGTCACCAATCTCTTGAAGTCCCCCTAAAGTTCTATCATATCTTAAAGGGTATACTAAAGCATCACCTGAAGGTGGTGATTTTTGATTGACATTTTGTGTTGTTACCAGCCCCAAATGATAAGTGTCTGTAGAAATAGCATAACTAGAAGTCGTTGATGCACCATCTGTATTATCTACATTCCAGTAAGTATCTTGAATGGTCCCAACAAATCCGTCAGCGCCGGTGCCGCCTTTTAACTCCCACCAACCTTTTGATGTAGAGTCGTGAATGTCAGCAAGATATTCACCACATTTTGCCGCCAAAACAATAAGGTCATCTGAGTCAGTTTCAATAAATTTAATGACACCAGTACTAGTATCTAATCGTAAAGGAAAACTATCAGTTGTCATTTACCAATTTCTCCAAAAGTCTTTTAATTTCACTTACATCATCCTCTAACTTGTTCAATCTTTTTTTATCTTCAGATAACGCTTGCTTTTTTCTTTTAGCAGCTTCTAAACCTGTCATGTCTGTATTTAGTACAACCCCAGACACAGTATCTTTTACTAGTCCGGGGTGACCATCAACTTTTACATAATCATCAGACATTCATTAAGTTCCTAATGCGATTGCTCTCAAGTCTTTAATCCGTGGTACTCTAGAAGAGTTTTGTGCACGGAACACAATCTTCAATTGGAAAGTTGTGAATGGTGTAAGTGTACCACCCAATCCACCAATTGTGTAAACATGTTCACGGAATATATTAGGATTATCAGTAGTTGCCATTTCAGTATCAATTGTTGCTTTAGTGTAGTTAACGTCATCCATGTCTACATCAGCACCAGGCTCTGTGGTTCTGAAGTAAAGATCAATGAAAGACCCTGTAGGAACGTTAGCACCAATTAATACTTTCAATCCGACAGCTGGTTCAGCAAGAGAGATTGGGTTTGTAACGTGCTTTGCAGGAGATGTTCCATCTGGATCAGTCTCTGCAACATATGTGATAGGAACGTTTGTTGTGTCATTCACACCTTCAGCACCATCAGAGTCAACAGGGTTGTCAACAATATTGTTAACTGTTGTCAAGGATGCTGTCTGAAGATCAATCACTGGCGAAACATATGTGTCTCTGGTAGACAGACTACCAGTAATCTCTACAGACTTTCTAGGAGTGGAAGCACCACCAAGTGTAGCCTCATCACCTTCAACTCTTTCAGATGCAATAATTCTTGGAGTATCAAAAACTATTGTTGTATTTGGAATAATATCAATATCTTCAAAAGTTCCATATGCAGTGTTGGTTGTGAGATTTGCTTTTGTTAAAGATACAAAGTCAGTGAAACTAGCACTAAAGTTTGCAGTAGTTGGTTCTAAATTAAACACATCTAGATTTGGTGTTACCTCATCCATGATTGCCTGTTGTTCAGAAACAACTCTCCGACCACCAACAAATGCGTTTTTGGTAGTAGCAGAGTCTGCCTTAAACTGATACCCGAAAGCATCTACTTTAGTAATTGTTCTTTCACCAAGCAAGCTGGCACCTGTCAAATCACCATATGTCCTGCTAGAGTCAAGTCCAGTTAATTCAACTTTATCGTTGATTGTGAACCCGTGGTTTGGCATGAATACAGTAACATCACTGTCACCAGCTGTTAACTCAATAGGAGCTCGTGGCAATCTTGCTGTAGGTACAGCATCATTATCAAATAATGCAGACCCACTAGTTTCAAACTCTGCACGGCGCAACCTAAACATCATATCTCTGCGCTGATCAGGTGTCCATGTAATAGCATTCTGAGACATAAAGAAGGAACCAAGAGTTGGTTGCTTTCTTACACGTCTAGTATTAGACCCTACAAGGAATTCTTCAATCTCTGCAACATAAACATTATATCCTTGAGTATTGGCAAGAAGAACAAATGCATGTTCTGTATTACCCGGAATATAAACAGGAGCATCAAATTCAAACTTAGTAGGTCTTGATCTAATCAAGGCCATACCACCTTCGCCAGCAGCAACTGCTTCAGACAATGGAGTAACATTTGAAATTTCACTGCCCTGTTTGACTACAACGCCGCCTGTGACAATCTCATCCTGAGATGGTACACCACTTCTGACAGGACGCAGTTCAAGACGAACAGGAACGTCACTATCAATACTAGCAAAGTATACATCAATAGAAGTGATAAATGCACCAGCGGTATTTGAAACTTGGAAGGATTGTGCAATAGGATCACGCCGTCTTGGTATTTGAGATACTGTAGTTCTACTGGATGTAGAAGTTGTAACAACATCTTGGAAGACAACTCTTACACCTTCTGCTTCATATCCAGCAGCTGCAAAAGATAATGCGTTGTTTTCATTAGCGGATTGAATATCCGTAAGTTTTACAATCTTTCTACCAGCATCAAATCTCAAAGTATCATTGTTTGGCAGGAAGAACGAACCTTCAATTGTACCATTGGCATCAGTTCTCAGTGTACCCGCACCTTGTGGATGAGAGTCAACATCAGCAAATCTTCCAGCGATGTAAGAAGCCAGTCCATTCCCGTCACCGAATCTTTGGAATGTTTCTTCTCTAGCATAACCAGTAATATTAGTATCATCAAAGAACAGGAAGTGCTGTCTATCAGGAGCAAGTTCTGTTCCTCTAAAGAATACTTTTCTGTGTCTGATAAATGGTAACAGAGTGATACTAATAACTCTGCGTCCTACAAGAGTTCTAAGTGTAGTTGTAGTAGTTGTAGTTCTTCTACCACGCCGAGTACTGGTGTTGCGAGAAGTTGTTCGGCTAATTACCTGATCAGGAACATCAATAACATCACCAACAGAAATGTTACCAAAACTCTCTAAGCTATTTGGATTATTAGGGTTATTTGTGTTGATACGATTTGGATCAACTGCAACTCTGATAGGTCTTCTTAACAGCCTTGCTCTATGTCTTCTGCGCCGTGGGTGTCTTGTTCTGTTTCTATCACGACGAGGTAAACCAATTCTTGGTCTATCTTCTAATACATCTTCTCGCCAAGCGTCAACATTAGGTGACAGAATTAACGTGCCGTTGTAAAGAATAACATCAAATGGGTTAATGTTTTCAATACCTGTTGCCACATTTTGATTGATTTCAACAGTTTCACTATAACTCAGATATACATTATCGCCTTTTCTGACCGTGTTGGTAGAACCATCAGAATCATAGAGAAGTCTAACATTTTTTGCACCGACACTAGGCATGATAGAATTTTCTCTGTCGTTATGACTAGCCCGGTAATCATTGGAGAAAATGTCAGAGAAAGTTAAGTCTTTGAAGTTGTCAGCAAAGAAACCATTTTTAAATCTATTGTTACCATTAGAATCTAAAACTTCAAGGGCCGAAGTTTCAAGTTCCAACATACTAAGTGTAACCGCTTCTTCAAGATTATCAATTCTCTGTTCAATGTCACCAATGTCACGCATTGTGTATCGTCTATTATCAATTACACTAATAGACAAATCATCTTCGTTATCAGTGTATGGATTTAAAGCAATATCATACAACTTCATTGTGTTGTCTGGTACTACAGGAGATTGTGGATTTAATTGTGGTCTGCCCTCAATATATACAACTGGATTATCAGGGTCTTCTGTTGCAACCAAGATATCTTTTCTTGACTTGTAATATTTAATGTCAGTAGTGATTACATCAGTATTTCTAGGCAGTGCATGAATAATAGCACCACCACCGTCAAATCCAGTAGACACACTATCTTTAACACTTCTGAAGTCCAGAACATCTCTTAGTTCAACATCAAAACCATTTGTCAGTCTGTGAGATGGAATGTCTTCATAGTCTACCGCACCAATATAGGAGTTACGGGAGAAGAAGTCACCTGTTGCACCATGTTCAAAGTGATTATAAACTGTCCTAATAGTCCCGCCAGTAGGTAATGATTGTCCACCCTTAAGGATTACCCGGCCTCTCTGATAGAAGTTATCTCTTTGACCGTTATCAGTAAATACTCTAGCAGAAATGTCAACACTATCAGCATCAAGAATATGCTTGAATTGGTGAATGTCAACATCAGGAAGTGTTACAAATCTTAGACCAGCACCATCACTTTCAATTGCACCAGTATGATCACTGTCAAGCGAAAGTGTTTTGGTTCTATGCTTTGCATCTGAACCTCTAGAAACATAACCAATAATTTCAATTGTAGTGCTGTTGACACTAGTATCAATCGTAACAGAGTTGGTTCCAGAACCCGTAATACTGTTAGGTGTAATAATAGCACCTGTATCTGTTCTAGCTACAATCCAGAGACCAGTATCTACAAAAGTCTCTGTTCCTGTTACGGTTAAAGTTACGTTACCTGTTCCGTCAGTTGTATCTTGGAATCTTCTCTGAACTGTCAGATTAATATCTAAAAGACCGCTTGTAGCTGTGCCTACATCTGATGGTCTTGTTCTAGGAAGGTCAAAGAATACATTGTTATTTCCAGCATCTTTAAGTACAGCAATACTATTTTCTAAGATTAAATCTGCACCATTGTCAGAATCAACAGCAATAGCTCTTGTGTTTCTGAAGTTTTGGCCAGCATTCATATTCACATCAAATAAGTAGTATCTGTAATTAGACCCCTCAGTTTCAACAGAACGAACTTTTGCTGTACCAATTTTACTACCTGTCAGATTGATATTGGACATGGTATCTGTAAACAGACCATAAGTTTCAAAATCATTAACACCAACATCAGGCAAACCTTTATTACTGGTAACACGAACATAGTTACCAAAGTTTGCCGGAACATTTACATTTTCTTGTACATCTGTAGTGGTCTGTGACCTATTCACAGTAATATTAGTAGGTGCTGTTTTACTTACTCTATAACCATTTGTGTATGCAATACCGGGAGAAATTTCCAAAAGAAGTGTTGAAGCATCATCTGGATTTTCTTTGAATTTAATATCAAAGTTATCTACAACATAACTACCAGACTCTTCTTTTGTTCTCAGAGCTAACTCATCGCCAATAATGTTGTATGTATTTTGATCTATCTCTCTTTGAATTACACCGTTTACAATTTTGTTTGTAATCACAAAGTTAGTACTAGAGTCAACACCTGTCTCATCTGTATAACTGAGAGTCAATCTAATTCTATATCTGTCAGCACCCGGCGCAGTTAAGTTTGGTGTGCCAAGTTGGTTATCATAAAGTTCATTAGTATCTGTAACTGTAACAATATCTTCTGTGACAATAAATCCAATATCTACTGTAGGAGTATTGCTGTACTTACTAATAATTTTAGTTTGTGGTAAAGCTTGTACAAAGTGATCACGAACAAAGTAACCACCTAAATTAACTGCAATTTGATAACCTTGCCCTACAACATTTGCTGCACTAGTGTCACTATGACCAAGAGCAGACAGTGTTGCAGTAGTTGCTACGTTTACAGAAGATGATCCACCTTGCCCACTCTCATTACCGTTGGTCAAAGTCTGACCAGCACTAAATTTGATTGGTGTTGTGCCACTAGTCGCTGTACCGCCACTGATGTATTTTACATATACAGTTGGTGGATCATTGTTTTCTTGTGCTACAAACTCAAGAACTTCTGCCTTTACTCCATTAGGAGCAGTCAAAATATCTTTTCTGTACAGAACAAGACTAGCAGAAGATTGCAGTTTTACATATTCATATTCATTATCAATATCTAAACCACCGGGATTTACAACAGACCCCTCTTTAAAGATATTTCTACCAAATCGTGCAAGTTCCTTTTGGATGATAGTTTGCATCTGCGTAAGTTCTCTGGCTTGCAGTGCTTTACCAGAGTTAAACAGAATGCGGTGATAGTTGTCACTATCCCTGTAATCATCCTTATAGGTAGTAGAAAATGTATTTTCGTTAAACGTATTTGGCATCTCTTATTTTACCTTTTAAAACTGCACAATCACTTTTACGTCTTCAGTACCAAGTGTGGTTCTGGTAACTGGCGCTCTGTTTTCAATATATAGTACCTGACCACTGAAAGGATCAACTTCACCATCAGAGTCAGAAACAAAACCGGCCTCGTTAGAAGCATTGCTAGAATCTTGAATGCTTGTATCAGAAGCAGTAAACTGAATAAATCCAGTATTTTCATTTTGATGGTAAGAAATAATTCTATCATTAGAAGAACTTACTTTATCTACAAATGCTTTTGCACCTGTAGTTTGACCAACAATAGTTTGGTCAGCTGCAATGCCACTAGTAGAATCATCAAGTGTAAGAATTCTAAGAGCAGAACCTGTAGTAGCAGTAAAGTCAGAATCAACAGCAGACCGACTATTAGGAACTTTTGGATCACGAATCAGACCAACTTGTCTAAAGTCTTGATTAACTAAGAAATCACCTGCGCCTGCCTCACCAACAATCTTAGCATTGAACATTACTGCTCTTGCTCTAAGATCATCTCTAGGGTCTGCACCCATACCATTTTTGGCAATGATAGGTCTAATGATAGCACCTGATCCACTATCCACACCCGTCACGACAACGTTAGCATAATCGTATCCAGCACCAAATGGAATACCGCCAGCAGAATCGTCTACTTCTGCCTTTACAATAACTCCACCACTAACAGTAGCAATTGCTCTTGCAGAACTACCATTACCTTTTACTGCAAGGGTTGCTCCACTATTGTAACTTGTACCACCGTCAATAATTTTATATCCGATAATTTCACCGGGGACAGCTGCATTTTGTACGTCTTGCTGTGACTGCTGAATATTTGTAAGAGTACCACTATCAATAAGTTGTACAGGAATAAAGTTTGCAGAACCAAACTTACTCAGACTAATAGCAGAGTGTGTATAGAGATATTTCCAAATATATCCATCTGCTGTTGCTTTTGCTGATGTTGTAGTCAGTGTGGTATCTGGATCAATAGAAGATGGTACAGGCGTTCCGGTAGCTGATTTACCCTGTTGTAAGCAAATATACACTCTGTTAGAACTGGTTTGTACATAGTACTGTCCATTGGTATTAGTACCAGTTGCAGTCTTTTCATCACTGTAAGCCTGATAAATTGTACCAGAAGACCAGTTGTATCTTGGGATGACATAAGACACATCAGTAGTTTTGATCACTGACTGAAGGTTAGTTCTAAACTGCCTTTCTTCCCGCTCAGTGTTAACAGGGGCAGGAGCTGCATCAGTTGCATTCCACTGATCAGACTTTGCAATACCAATATAATAATTTGTCCCAGAATCATTCAAATCAGTGATTAATTCTTGGACAAGATTCTTTTTAAAATCATCAGTTACGATAGCTACCATTTGTTTACCTTATCTTATGTGATTGCCACATGTCTGTCTGAGTCTCTGTCAAGGTTCCATCTGTCACCGTCAAAGACCATTTCAAAGAATGCGTTACCTGTTAATACAATATTACCAGTACCAGCGTCTGGATGACCAAGATATGTAGAACCTACCTGAAGTGTTACTTCGTTAGCACCACTTTTGTTTACAATCTTTTTAATCTCACCAGCATCAAAACCTGTATTAAAGAAGTTATATGCAGTAGTTGTACTTACGTTAATAATATACATTGCTTTATCAGAATCAAATGTAGCACCAGATGAATCTAATGTTTGTGTGGAGTATTTAATTCTACCACCAACTTCAATAACACCACTATTCTTTGGTGCAATCTTAATACCAACATTAGTATCTGTACCATCTGCTCCAATAGTTGGAGATGCAGTAGATGCTTCTGCTGTAACTTTTAAGTAGTTATTTGGAGTGCCGCTAGTGGTAAGTTGAATGATTTCATTATCCGCAGAGTCACGAATAATTGTATTCATCTTTGGTTGGTTCAGTGTCAAACTATTCAGTGTTGCATTTGTAGTAATACTATAGTTACCAGTTGTTAATGTATCACTATCAATTACTTTAGAGTAGTTTGTACCATTAGAGTAGAAAGCTTTGTTGCTTTGACCATCATGTAAAATAACACCCTTATACACAGAAGCAGTTGGAAATGCGCCTGTACTATCATAGTTGTTATTAAACAATGCTCTAGCAGCTGTAGCACCATCTGCTAAGTCAACTGATTTTCTAGATGATCCTTCAATAACTACAATCTCACCGTCTTTATTGGGGAGATTAACTGTTCTACCAGCTGCATCAGGATTTAAGAACCCAAGAGTAGTGGTATGGTTAGAGTCATCAGTAAAGATAATACCAGTGCTATCAAAGGTAATGTCATTTCCTAATACAGTGCTATCACCACCTAGTGCAGTGTAAAGTTCTGTAAAGTTTTCATTAATTTTGGTTGCAGCCGACCGTAAGGTATCACCTGTACCATCATTTGCTGCCGTACCTTTAGAAATATTTTGTCTTGCCATGTTACCTACTCATTGAGTGAATTAGTAATATTTATATCAAATTATTAAGGTGTATCTGCACCAACGCTATCATAGAATGGGAAAATATCTTCATCCATTGTCTGAATAGTGTCGGACATAAGAATTCTTGTAAGACCAGAACCAGCAGAATCTGCCGAGTCATCAAAGGTGGGTGAGTTAGTATTTAGAATATCTTTGATAGACTTGTATTGTGCATACGAACTATCAAGACCACCTATAGAGTCATTGTAGAAGTGAATGTCTCTACCTACATAATATCTAGCGGTTTCAGAACTATCAATACCTGTAAGACTGATAGTTGGAGAAAGAGAAAAGTCTGCAATCTCTTGTACAATTACTGTGTTAATATCACTGTCAACTGCCGACAATGGCATAGTTGCTGCTAATTCTGAATTGTTTGCCAAAAGTTCAAACAATGTTTCACTGAAAATAGCAAAACCAGCCGGATGAATATATTGTTTATAGAAAGCAAACCACTGGTCAGCAGGAACATTTGTTCTCAAAAGAATAGAGTATACTTGATAGAAGTAAGAGTCCTGAATAAATCTAAGAGATTCTGCTCCTACTTCTGACTGACCAACAATAAACATAGAGTTTCTAGGAAGAACCTGCTCAACATCAGTACCAAAGAAAAATCTAAAGAAACCTTCTACAGATACTTTTGAACCTTTACCATTCAAAAATCCCGGTATCTGTAAGAAAGCGTATCTTGGCGATGGAAATGTATCACCAGAAATGCCGGGAACACGTTCTTCAAACATTGTTGCAAGAAACTCATCTGGCGTAGAGCCCGGGTCTTTAATTGTAAATAAATTTTTCAGATTGTGTGTTGGTTGACCATCACTATCCAAATAGTCGTAATATGCTTCTAAAAAATCAATTAATTTTGGATACTGTTCCTTGAAATGTTCAGGCACAACTGTATTGATTTGAGACTCATACATATTTGCATTAAGTCTATTAAAGTCAGTTGTGGTTCTTACATTACTCATTTTAGTTTGTCACACCCGTAACAGAAGTAGCAGCATCAATATCTGGAACACCAGTAACCAAATTATCGCCTAATTCAATCAGTGTATTTCTCAAAGGCTTAAAGTTTGTATCATCAGCAGGGATAGCTTTGATTTGTAAGTAAGTATTGCCAGAAACAATAGTTTGTGGTAAGAACCCGACAAGATTAACTTTTCCTGTAGTTGGTTCATAATTACCAACGTTACCAACAATTACGTTTGCATCACCATCAATAATTTGTAATGTTGTAGAATGTAAAGGTGCATTTCTGATAGTACACTGTAAGTTATTAAAAGTAAACTTTTCACTAGTAATTGTAGGAGTGTCCATCTGTGGTGCTTGTATACTGTTCAGGAAGTTAATAGTATAATCGGAACGAACAAAGTTTCCTGTTGTAGCATTAACAACCGGAGTAAATCTTGCTTTCATATTAATAGCAAGTTTAGTTCCAAGAATAGATGGATCAGCACCATCAATAGCAGCTGCAACCTTTGACTTATGGATTACATCATTAAACTTTCCTGCATTGGTAGCAAAATATGATTGTACAAAACTTCTAATTTTATTTTCAATTGCTTGTCTAGTTAAGTTAGTCAAACCAGCATTATATCTAAATGTTGTACTTACGTCAAGGTAAATAAATGTTGGGTCAACAAATTCAGTTTCAACACCAATAACAGATAGTGGATTTGTAAGATTTTGAATAATAATTGCTTCTGTAGCAACTTTTTGTGCAGCTGTTAATGTATCTTCATAGACTAGAGATACTAAGACTTTACCATATTTGGCAGGAACATTGTCTTCTCCACCCCATGCGTTGATAGACTTAATACCCGGAACACCGTTAGCAATAATACCGAGATAGTCACCGGCTGCAACAAATCTGTTCTGTGCAAGATAAGACAATGGTGCATTAATACGAATAGATTCTGTACCTTCTTTGTCAGCACCAAAAGAAGACTTTGCAAAAGTTACTGCGTTAAGTGTGTAAGATACATTGTTCACACTTAGTGTAGATGATGGTGTAAAGACAGAGGCACCATTTGCATCAAGTCCATTTGTTCTCAGGTATGTAATACGAATAACCTGACCGTTAGTTGGGTTTACACCTGTAACACCACCAACACCAAAATTGAATTCCCAATAACCATTATATGTTTCCAAAGGCAGATATAACGCAGTAGTAGAAGACACAGTAGCAATAATGTTACCACTTGTCGTAGCGTTTGCACTAAAATAAGTGGTGAAGTTATCAGAGTTAACATCATCATATACTTGTACACCTACTGTACCCAAGTCCAAGTCTTGATCAGGTACAACATAAACCTGTCTATCACCAGTGATTTCTGCAATAAATGTTTTTACAGTCAGTTCACCTTCAAACACAGTAATGTATGGATTACCAAGTTGATCTACAAATGTGTAGATACCTGTACCTGTTGTATCATATCCTGTATACTCAAGAAGTGTTCTAAATGTATAACTTACGCCATCAACAGAAGCAGTGAATGCTGTACCAGCTGGAAGTGTTACAGTTGCTGGTCTGGATGCAGCATTAGATAAGTTAACAGAAACAGTAAGTTGTGCACGGGATGCAGTCTTTGATCTTGGAATATATCCAAAAGAAAGTGACTGGTTTACCAAAGACGTTCTGAGCTGTGCCGTAGGCAAGAATGCTTCATTCAATGCAAAGTTTGCCAGCAATCCATTTAAGTGTGTGTTATATGCTAACACATCCATAATGTTAGATAGGGCAGAACCTTCAAAATCATAATCTGAAAACTCTGATTTTGATTTAAAATAATTTGTCAGAGATGTTTTGATATCATCAAAATTCAAATCTGATGGTGTAATAGTGGTTGCCATTCTTATCTAATCCTTGATATATTAGTCTCTAGTACTACAGTCTCTTCTGTGTTGACAATCTGAAACTCTACTATGACAGATAGGTAATTTCTATCCAAAAAGAGTTGCTGTTTATCAAGTGCATCATTATCAGCATCATTAACAATAACATTCAACACTTTTGCTCTTGGTTCATAAGTATCAATAGCATCAATAACAGCTTGTGCAATAAAAAATTCATTTTCTTGAGCAGTGAAGTTATCAAATAATTTTGATCTTAAATCTGCCCCTAACAATGGTTGGAAAGGTCTTTCGCCATAATTAGTCTGCAAGATAGTCTTTACAGATTGCTTGACAGCAGCTGCATCAGTCTTTTTAAATACATCACCAGTAGTTCTAGCAGTGAAAGTTAAATCCAAATCACTGTAATCTCTAGACTTAGTAGAGATAATAGACCTTAACTGTTGATTACCATCTTCAATTGAAAATGCTTTTGATACTGCCATTTGTCAACTTTTCTTGTTAGATTATAATTTATTTATAACTAAAATGCATCAATCCATCAGTAACATATAGATTGAAGTTAAAATCAGTTTGAACTTCTCTTTTAAAATCACCTCTATAAAACGAATCTACAATAGGCATGATCACTGTAATTTCTGTGTGATAAGGCTTACGAATTTCAATAAGACCGGGATCACCGGGATCAACACTCTTCTCAAAAGAACCATGCTTAACAATTGCCCTAGTCGGTTCTAGTGTATCATAGTGAAGAATCATATTTTGGAATAGATGATTATCTTTCCAATAATTTGCTAACTCAAATGTCTTATATGGATCAACTCTACCATTTGCATCTAAGACTTCATATACAACTGCCCGACCTTTAGACTGTAAATCTCTAACACTTCCTTCCAGCATAACTTCACCAGAGAATGGTTTGATCAAACCTTCAGAAATAATTAAACTATGCTTATCAAATCTTTTATTGTTTCTAAAACCTTGGATCAAAGGAACATGACAATAAAATTGTTTAGCAATTTCTCTTCTCTTTCCTTGGCCCAAATGGTTCATTGTAGTTCTTGCCCCATGACCATTTGTAAACATAGCAAGAGGGATACCTTTACCCAATTTAGAACCAACACTTACTTTGTCTAGTTTGACAGGATCATAAAGTGGATCAGGTAAAATTCTTTGTGTTCCTAAATTCTCTCTATACCTTCTAACAGACTGACTTTTGATAAGAGAGTCTTTGGAATACTTTGCTCCTGCTGTTGATCCATAATAAGTTCTATACTTTTTAGGAATAGGAATAAAATAATCAAGTCCTATTTTATTTGCAACATATGCAGTTCCAATCAGAGCTCCATTAACTCTGTTGTTTGGATTTCTCATCAAACTTCTGATTTCTCTAGGAGATAAATCTAAAACATTAAGTGTTGCCATTTGTTAAATCCACCCTAACTTTTCGCCATTGTCATATGCATTAGACCACCCCTCATCTGACAAAGAGTGTGTTCCACCTTTTTCATGATATGCCATAGCTTTAGCCAGATCAATTGTTCCTTGCTTAGTAGCCGTATAAAAACTAACATTTTTAGTTGTATCAATACCTTGAGCTCTCAGTTGTGTTAAGTATGCATCAACATTATTTCCACCCGACCAAGTAGCAATTGCTTCTGTGATAGGAACATTTCTGTAATATTTACCTTCTTTCAGTAGAGCCATCTGTGCAGATGCACCACCTTCAGCAGTTGTAAAGCCTTGGATTAAATGACCGTCTCCAATGACACCTGTACCTGTAGTACCATATTTTTCTTGCCATGAAGCCGGGTACAATCCACCGGGATTATTAAATCTTTCGGTTGCTGCACCGCCTTCTGGATTTGGTGGAACAGAGCCATAAATGTCTGGTCTATTTTTAACAGCATCAACACCAATATCACCGCCAACATTTGCAACAGAAATGCCGCCAGTTACAGTAGAGTTAAGTTTACCGTCATCAACATCTACATTACGAATACCAACAGTTCTTGTTTTTGTAAGTGCTTCTGTGAGATTTAATCTATTTGGTTCAGCAGTTGTAGTTGATGAAATCTCTGTGACACTTGGAGTTGGCGATGCAAAATTTAAATCAGAATCAACATCACCAGCAATTATTGCAGAACTTGCAACTCCTAGTAAACCACCCTGCACATCACCCCTAAGATCACCGACAAATCCATCTGCTCTAATGGTTGTAGCGTCTATTGTATCTGTATGGAGTGATTTAGCATACATTACTACATTGTCACCGCCAATAGTACCAGAGTCACCTGCAACGGCAACGTGTAACCCTGTCATTCTTGCATTGGTTGCAGACAAGTTCATATCATCTTCTGCTGTCATCCACAAATTATCTCCAGCCATAATATGCATATTATCACCAGATGCAATCTTTGTTCTTTTACCAGAAGCAATGTAAGTATTTTTACCACTGGCTATGATACGATTTCCGACAACAATATCTGACCTAGTTCCTTTTGTTGTGACAATTCGGTCAGCTGTGTAGTTTTCTACTTTTGTCTGTCTGGTTTCTGTTACATTTCTACCGGCGCCATTCACTGTAAAGTTTGCACAGTTAATGTTGAAGTCACCTTCTACATTTAAATTAAGATTTCCTTTATAGGTAACATTACCATTGCCATTAACAATCATGGTGAAGTCATCACCTGTTAATTGCACAGTCCTACCATGAGAGTTTACCAGTAATGTTCCGTCTGGATACATTTCAACGCCTGTTCCAGAGTTATGTGCATAAGACATTCTAGGCGCCTCTGGTGTATCATCAATCTCAATTCTATGTCCTGTAGGAGACTCTTCTACTTTATTGTAAGGATACTTCGGTTGGAAATCGGTTTTGATAAGTTCAGCACCAGCTGCGCCGTCTGGCAACTTTACATAAGGTTCCCATTCTTCTCTAGCAGCTTTGTTAGTTGTAGGTTTACCCTGATATTCTGGAAGTGGATATACCTCATCCGGGTCTTTAAAACCTTGCTCTGACACTATCTAAACCCTCTATTTCTACTTTCACTAATAAGTGCATTCACATCTAAAGAACCCTTTTCTCTTGCAGTAATATTTCTTAATGTATTTCTTTTATTAAAAATATTTTCTGCATATTTTACTACATCAAATCCGGGATCAACTGCATTAAGATTTATATCAGAATGTCCAAATGCTTGTCCACCGGGCAATACAGAATAAAAACATGCCATAAACTTTCTAAAAGTTCTCCACTGTGCACCAGATGAGGTATCAATATCTTGAACACCGTCATTTAATCCACCCACAAAAGCAATACTGATACTATGGGGAATGTGATTTTCTACAGAAGTATGAGATGTTTCTTCATTGATAGACTTATTAATTTGTATTCTGCCATCTCTCAATAATAAAAAGTGATAGTTTACATCACTAAGCCCATATTCTAAACTATACCAATTTAATAATTCATCTCTAGTAAAGTTTTGTCTATAGTCTGTAGAAGTATGATACACGACAACCTCTGTGTATTCCCTTCTGGATGATCTTAAGTATGACTCAAGCTCTTCAGCAGTTTCAATATAGTCACCAACTTGTGCAGTTAAAGCATCAAAAATAGTTGTTCTGTCATCACCTAAGTTTTCAGAACCAGATGTATCTTTAATATCAGGATTAATAACAGACATTTATTCTCCTGTGTATCCACTTATGTAATTAGGAATTTTTTCACCTCTAGTAAAAACAAATCCGCCAGAAGCTGTCCTGACAGGATTGCCACTAACTGCTGATCTAACATAGTTTTTATAATAACCATCAGCAAACCTATTTAGTTCAAACCCTTTAGCTTTACACTCATTAACTACAGAGTTATTTGGATCAGCAGGCTTCTTAGATGTATTAGAAATTCTTACCTGTTGCCCCTTATGATATTCAATAGCGTTGGGTTTTCCATAAATTAGTTCTAAATCATTTTTATATGATCCTGTAGGGCCGGGAGTTTCTGTCAAATCTTTTTCTGTAGTCAGAGTTTCTACTTTTTTATTCTCAGCGTCAAGATATGTTCCTGATTTTGCCATAGCAGCGCCGGGGTCAACACCGCCGGGCGTTAAATCCTTATCTGAACCAGTTTGGTCCATTCCAGAATATCCACCACTAAAATTTGTACCATATTTTTCTTGATTAGGCCCAATTGGAATTTCATCCTCTTCAAAGTATTCTTCATCATACCAGTCCATAGGGACTTCTTCATCTTGATTAAACTCGTAAACATCACCGTCTTCAGGAACAAACTGATCAAGAAAATCTTGTAGTGTGTCTTCATTACCAAATGTATCTGGAAAAAGTTCACCATCACCCGGACCATAAAACTCACCTTCTAATTCTTCCCGAAACGACTCTTTGGGCAATAAGTTTAATGGTGGGTTTGTCCAATATTCAGGCGGTGTAATGAAAGCACCGCCTTCTGGTCCAAAATAGTCATATGGAGTTAACGCAGGGCCAGGAAATCCAGATATTCCTTCAACCCCTAGAATTTCACTGAGTGCTTGCTGATAGGTTGTAGGAGCAGATTGATTTAAACCTTCACTTTGTCCGTTTGATGCCATTACTGCCCATTCCTTTCCAAAATATCATATGCAGTTTCTATTGTGTTTTGAAATCCTGCCTGTTCTTTCAAAATATATTTGTGAATTAATTCTGCCGCTTCTTCAACAGAACCAGCTTGTTTTAATTCAGACCCTTTTAAACTAGGATCATTATCTAACAATCTAAAAAGAAACTCTACTTGATTTTTAAAGTCATCTCTATCTAGGTTATTCTGAAAACAATATAAATTGTATTTGACTAAGTTAATACCTGTAAATTTAAATACACCAAATTTCTCTTCTTCATAATCAAAATTGCCATTAATAAAAGGGTCTAATTTATAGACTGGCAAATTACTTTTTAATTTTTTTGATGCATCTGATCTTTTAGCCATATTATCCTCCTGATGCTACTGCACCCAAGGCACTAGATGCTGCTTCACTATAACCTTTTTGCATACCTGTCTCAAATGTAAATTGCCCACCAGAAAATCCTACTGTAACTGTACCAGCATCATTACTGGCATTTACAGTATTACCAGCACCACCAATAGTGCTTTGAATACTATCAGGTTTCATTTGCAACGCTTCTTTGTAGTCTTCACCGGGTGGTAATTCAATCTTTGGAATAGTGCCTAAGATTAAAGGGTCTTGTGAATGAAGTCCATCCATAAACACACCAAATACCCAAGAACCCTGCTCAATACCTGTAGGACTTCTACCAACACCAGAAATACCACCATATGTAGCTGGGATCATAATTCTGGCCCAAGGCAAACTTTCTGTAGGAATATCTTCTAAAAAGGGACTGTGTGCACCTAAAACCCTAACTCTGACTCTTCCTAACATTTCTGGATCATTTTTATTGTCTTCAACAATGCCCAAGAACCAACGGATGGTATCACCATAAAATTCTTTTTGTAGTGTTTTAAACAACTCTGCCATAATCTTATGCCTTGTTTAACTGTTCACCACCGAGAGAACCCAAGGTGCTTGTCTTGGTTCCGGTAACTGTTGACGTAAATCTATTATCAAATATATTATACCTTACTTTTTGAATTAAGTAAACCCCTGATCTTTTTTTGTCTTTCACTGACTCTGGGGATACATTTTCTTCAGCAGGAATATCTTTAGGAATGTAAAGTTCTACTTGCTTACCTAATTTATCAAAACCCAAATCAACACCATTTAGAGTAACATCAATAGGTTGCTGGTCTAAGAAGTGATAAATGCCTCTTGACTGTGCTTTTTTCTTTTGCTCATCACTCTGATGGACTTCAGCATAAGAATAAATTCCGTCTTCAAAAAGATTCCATGTCACAATTTGTGAACTAAATTCGTTTTGCCCTTTGTGATAAGGCCTGCCTACAGAGAATGCTGGATCATAATTATATACCGTGGCACCATTTGGTTTTGCTAATGCATTAAAAGGTTCTGTAAAGTCATAGGTTACTTCTGTTGCACTCTCTTCAAATGTATCAATCCAAACCATTTGTGAACCGTACACTTTTCTTGTCATAGCTAATAGTGTATCTTCATTATTATTGATGCTGTAATTTAAAATCTTTTTTCTAAGAACAGATAAAGGATCAGTTCCACCCGGTGGTGGTGCAGCATTCATAGAAAAAATATACGGATCACCCGCATTAAAGGCTCCTTGTGCCAACAATATGTTTAGGTCTACTAACTGTAATTCGTTATCTACTAAAGTAGAATAAAACATAAACGGATGACCACTAGCGTTTGTACATCTAGCCGCCATCCAATTTGCTGCTTCTAATGGAGTAATTGTATATGGGAAGATTACTCGCATATTTTTTTGGGAAGTTCCGCCCCTTACTGCAACAGATACACCTAATTGCTCAGAACAAACACTGTTACAAATGCTATCAGGCTTACCTTCATATACCTTACTAAACCTAGTTAAGTTACTAAGCATAGCGTGTTCTTCAATAAGTTTTACAACATATCCAGATTTATCATCTCCAAGTTTCTGTCCACCTTCAACACCCATACAAATAAATTCTTTGTTAAAGATAGGATTCTCATCTTTGTCAAGAATTACAATAATAACTCTTTCTTGCCCCTGAAAGTGCACAGCATTAGATGCGTTAGCAGAATCAATAATTGTTAATTGCGCAGTAATGTAAGGAGACATTAAATTTTCAAAAATAGACACTTGAACATTGATAAGGGAAATCTCCTGAAGTGGATATCTAGGAGAAGTTACAAATACTTTTGTTGTGCCTACATATGCTGGATGATGATCAAGAGCCATTAATAACCATATCCCCCGCCACCAGAACTACCGACTGAACTGCTAGTAGTGGTAGTTGTAGTTGTAGGACTAGCTTGAGCAACTGCTACAGAAGAGGTAAATGTTGAATTACCTTGAATCTGACCTACAGCAGTTTCTAGTTCAATGTTCTGTGTTCTCTGTAATTCATACCGAGTTTGTCTATCAAACTCTCCAGCTACTTCTGGTTTAAGAACTTTGATTGTTCTAAGTTCATCATTCTCTTTTTGATATCTTTCAAGGAATGTAACAGGCGTAAGAGTAGCAGGAATAAGAGCATCATAGTTAGAAGTAATATAAGATTCAATCTGATTTTGCACAAAGTTAAAAGCTTCATTAGTAGTATCAATAGCATCTGATGCTGTTTTATTCTCCAAGAACGGAGAATCTGAAATGACCGCACCTACGCCAGCAGTTGCACTATATGCTACAAAGTTTCTTTCATCTGTATTACTAGTATCATTTGCTGTAATAGTATCAAAAGCTAATGGTTCATAAATGCCACCATATACAGTAGTTATATCTACATTAACATTTGACCTAAATTCAAACATAAAATATTGTGGTATGGAGTCTGTAAGTCCTGCTACGTTTAACTGATTATCTACAAGAGTAAAGATGTGGTATTTCAGATTTGTAGGTGGAGTGCCACCGGATGCAGCAATACCGACAAGAATAGCTTGAAGTTGAGTTGTTAAAGTTACGGCTAACTCCGCTGGATACTGTAAGGTGTTTATCAAATAGTTTGTTTGAAAATCATCAACTGTATATTCAGAATCAGTTACAAATTGCTGTTGCAGTGCGGCACCAATAAGCAACGCAGAACCACCGGGAATAATATTGCCAAATACTGCCTGTACTGTAATCTCACCTAAACTAAAGTTACTGTAAATACTTGAAAGATTAGAAACTCCAACATCATCAATGATAAACTTATCTGCTGTTACTTGTGCACTCAAAGGTGAAAATGCTTCGCCCGCCCATGCTGCATAGTTTCCTGTCCATCTGATATCAAGAGACAATCTTTGAATGAATGGTGCGTTTGGAGAAATGTCAATATGCCTACCATTAGCATCTTCCCAATGGTGCTTGGCATTATATTCTTCAGATGCTCTATCAATAAAGATAGACTTAACTGTATCATCCTCTGTGATTTCAATAGTCTCAGCATTAATAAAATCTGCTGTAGATGTTTTTCTTACAATAATTTGTCCCATGTCTGGTCTTCTACGCAAGATGACACCTGTAGCACCAGAAGATTTACCTGTAACTGTGCCTCCTACCAAGAACTGTGCAGAAAGATTTGCTCTAGTAGTCAAAGTAAAGTGTGGGTATTCTCTCTTTGCCTTTTCAGTCAATTGTTGATTAGACAAGGGCCATCCACGTCTTTTCATCTCATCATTAAGTGCATAGAAAGTCCAGTAGTAATCAGGAGTATCATAAAGAGTATAGGATACTTGGTCTGGTCTATCACCGTCTCTAATATAATATTCTTTGTAAAAAGAAATATCATCCTTAACTCTATCAAGCAAATCAACATATGCACCTACATCAGTAAAGCTAGTAGGCGTTGAATTTGTTGTAAATGGATATTTGACTCTAGGATAATCTGTAAAGTATGCCATTAGTAACCTTCCTGAATATCAGGTTTAGCAAGTGCACGTTCTTCAACAAATGCGAGAGAAATTTGTGTCTCATTAAATTTACCATCAGAGAAGAAAGAGGATGACCTTGGGTTAAAGGTCGTGTTAATGCTAGTTAAGTGACAGTCCAAAATCTTTGGTGGTTGAGACATTTCACCACCATTATATTTCATAGTAATTCTAAACTTGTTTGGAAATCTGTATGCGTATCTAGCACCACTAACATATTCTGGATATGCATTCACTCTAAAAAAGTCTACAATGTTTTCAATAGCAGATGCTTCAGCTGGACTAGCAGGACTAAGAAAGAATGAAAACCCAAAGTTACGAATACCTACATCTCTAAACAACGAACGCTTATGTGGGTTAGCAGTGATTTGACTACCAAGTGCAATACCAGAAGAAATTGCTTCAGGTGATAATCCTTGTGTAGTAAGAGAAACTAATGGACCAGCATTATCTCTGAAACTACCTACAGGGTCTTCAACTACATCTTTTAGACCAGAAAGCACACCAGCTTCTTGAAGAGAACTAGCGCCAGCGCTAAGAGATTTATTCAATCCCTGCATTGCTGTATTTACACTTGAATAATCTGATTTTGCAATATCTGATACTGTACCAGCAGTTGTAGCTGCAAACATACCCGCAATACCTAAGTTCACACCATCATAGTTGATAGCATCATTAAACGATAATGCTTCTGGCATATAAAGAATTGCCGGGCCACCTGTTCCGTTGATGGCTTCAAAGAAAATTTGTGCTTTATATTTCTCATCTTGAACGATTGGAAATTTCAGTCCGCCGGATTGAGATAACTGCGACTCTCCACCAGCGCCACCTACGCCATAAGCCATTTACTATTCCTATAAATATTTAATAGTTTCTAATTATTTATATGGTGTTATGAAAACTTATAAGGGTAAATACAAAGTCAAGAAACCCAAAAAGTATGATGGTGACCATACAAAGGTTATTTATCGTTCAATGTGGGAAAGATTTGCATTTAAGTGGTGTGAGAACAATACTGATATTAAATCATGGTCATCTGAAGAAACTGTGATACCATATATTAGTGCTGTTGATAACAAATACCACCGTTACTTTGTTGACTTAAAACTAAATATGAAAGACGGTAGAGTTATTTTAGTAGAGATTAAACCTGACAAACAAACTAAACCACCTAAAGGTGCAAGAAGAACAAAACGATTTATATCTGAATCATTAGAGTATGTAAAGAATCAATGTAAATGGACCGCTGCAAACGAGTATTGTCTTGACAGAGGTTGGCATTTTCAGATATGGACCGAACACACATTAAAGAGCATGGGGATGAAGTTCTAAATGGCAAGCCTGTTTCAAAAACTAGAGTTTGAGGCATTCCGTAAAGGTATTACACCACGGACCAAAGAGTCCCGTGCATGGTTCATGAACAAAGCAAAGAACCTGACTGTCAGCAGAAGTGGTCTGATGAAACAAGAACCTCTTGAGTTTCGTAGCCGTCCTGCTGTCGGTAGAATGTATATGTATTTCTATGATCCCAAGCACAAAGAGAAACTTCCATACTATGACAGGTTTCCTTTGATTGTGATGGTTGGTCCTGCTAGGGGTGGATTTATGGGATTGAATTTACATTATCTTCCGCTTGCTACCAGAGCAAAATTCTTAGATGCCTTGCTTGGGACTATAAATAATGAACGATATGATGAATCTACTCGTTTCAGGTTGTCCTATGATATGTTAAAACGTGCATCCAGATTGAGAGCATTTAGACCTTGCTTAAAACATTATCTTAATGCTCATGTACGTTCTAGACTTGCCTTGGTTCCTGCACCTGAGTGGGAGATTGCAACGTTCTTGCCAACTGCTGATTTTGAAAAGGCAAGTAGCAGTGAAGTGTACAGAGACTCTAGAAGAAAGATGGCTGCTTAATGGCTACTATTGAAGAACTTAAAGGTGCATTTGCAAAAGCACCAGCATTTCCAAACAGATACCGTGTTATCATTCCCGGTCTAGGTAGAAGTGGTGACATTCTCTGCCAAGCTACAAACTTGCCGGGAAGACAGATCACAACTAATCCTAGAACAATTGGTATGCTTACTCAAAAAATGCCATATGGATTTATTTTTGATGATGTAAACTTACAGTTCTTACTAGACGGAGACTATTCTGTCAAAAACTATTTTGAAGACTGGCACGAACAAATCATTGGGTTTGATACCTATGAGTTAGAGTACAAGACTACATACACAAAAGATGTTTTAATTCAACAGCTTGAGAAAGAAACAGATAGTGTAATCTATGGGGTAAAACTCAAAGGTGCATTCCCTGTAACTGTCAATCCAATTGAATTGTCTGATGGATTGACAGGACAAATTACACAAGTAAACGTACAATTAGCATTCACTGATTGGGAACGTACATAATGGAGTTATAGAATGGCTTTACCTAAACTTAATGAATCTATTAAATATACTACAAAAATTCCATCAACCGGCGAACAAGTAAGTTACAGACCATTTCTTATTAAAGAAGAAAAAATTCTTCTTATTGCTATGGAAACACAAGACGAAAAAATTATTATCAACTCTATTGGTGATACTGTAAATGCATGTGTAATTGAAGATATTGATGCGTTTAGTCTACCCTTATTTGATCTTGAGTATTTGTTTTTGCAGATCAGATCAAAGTCAGTAGGTGAAACATCTACAGTCAGTATTGGATGTAAGTCTTGTGGTCACAGAAATGAAGTTACTATTCCTATTGATGAAATTAAAATTACTGTGCCAAAAGCAAAAAAGCACATTGAGTTAAATAATGATATTACTTTGTTAATGAAATATCCATCACTATCTGATATTTTAAAAACAAAAGCTCTTGATGGTAATAATACTGAGATTGAACGCAACATGGAAACATTCTATGCTTGTCTAGAAGCAGTAGAAACATCAGAAGAACGTTTCTTGATTGCAGATGAAACACATGATGAGATTGAAGCATTTGTAGAATCACTGACTAGTTCGCAGTTTGAACATATCAAAAAGTTTGTTGATACTATTCCTACACTGAGACACACAGTAAAATATAAGTGCCAATCATGCGGAACTGAGAACACAAGAATTTTACAAGGAACTAATGATTTTTTTTGATAAGCCTTTCTCATGAAACACTGGTGAACCTGTATCAGACTAACTTTCAACTACTACACCATTACCATTATTCTTTGAATGAAATTGAAAATCTGATACCTTGGGAAAGGGAAGTTTATTTGTCTATGTTGATTAGTCATTTAGAAAATGAGAAAGAAAAAAGAAAACAACAGCAGAGATAACAAATGGCGACGTTTACAGAAGTAATTGAAAGTTTACAGACTGAGCAAGAGAACACTACAAAAGCGATAGAGTCTCTTGATAATCGTATGTTGGAGTTTATCTCTCTTTCTAAACGTAGTATGTTAGATGATCTTGAGGACAGACGTGAAGCGAAGCGCCAAGCTAGAAGAGGTGGTTTCTTTGGCATGGGAGCAGGAAGTAATCAAACTGGTAGCCGTGATAATAAAGGATTCAGTTTTTTAGAATTGGTGGGTGGTTTAGCTACGGCAAGATTTGGGTTAGCAATGTTAGGTGGACTGGCCGCCGCTCTCACTACTGGCGCTGGAGTTGCTTTATTAGCAACTATTGTAGGAGCATCAGTTGCTGCTATTGGTCTTAGAGACCCAGAAGAAAAAGCCAAAAAAGAATTAGAACAAAAACCTGTAACTGTTACCGAAGAAGAATTTGTAGAACCATTTTTACAAACGGGTAGCATTGAAGATGCAAAAAGACTTTTAACAAGACAGGACATTTTTGGTGATGATCCAACGGGTAGAGTATTTGATATGGTCATGGGAAGTAATCTTCCTAAAAGTGAAAAAGTTCAAATGTTAAAAACTATAAAAGATGCATATGAATTATTGCAAAGAGAACAAAGAGGAACTATATTTAATGCCACACCGGGATTACGGTCAACAGAAAATATAAGCAGAATTCCAGAAATGGAACAAATGTTGAATTTTATGGAAAGTGAAAGAAGAAATGCAACTTACCTTCCGGGACCAACTCCGTTAACAAGAGCTGAACGAGCAGCTGCTGCAAGAGCAGCTAGAGATGCACAAGAAGATTTAAATAGGCAAAGATTAATGAGACTTTTTGGAATAGAAACCGATCTCAGAAATATGCCAAACGAATATAACATTGGTGACGCAAGAATCGCCCAAGAAAGTGACCTTTTAGGAAGAACACCAGAACAAATTGATGCAGAAAGAAGTGCAATTGCTGCACAAACTAGAGCTTCTGAAGAAAGACAAATGAATATCATCAGAAGACTTATTGGTGTTATTGGTTTTGGTAAAGCAGAAACAAGGGATGAAATCAGACAGAGACTTAGCACAGAAGGTTATCTGTCAGACTTAGTTCCGCAACCACCTACTCCAACTGAAGTGCAAACATCTACTAGAAATGTTGATGGTCTTCTGAAAGCAGCTGCAAACTATATTGACCGTATTGTTAGATTTGCTGCAATGACCAGTGACATTATCCCACCTGATCCTAATGATCCAAACTATGGTAGATTGATGCAAGACTTTATGCTACTTGATGAAGCAAGCCGCAGGGGTGTTCCAATTAGCCCCCTAGTAAGTCCAAAAGGTCAGATGCTAGAGCAAATGGGTGGAGAACTAGGCGTAGGTGGTGTTACAATTATTAACCAGACAACTAACAATGTCAGTTCTGGCGGTGGCGGAGGCGGTGGAGCTGCGCCAAACACACAATCCTCTACAGCAGCACCAACAAATACACATAACTATGGTATTAGTCCTGTTGATGTAATTAGTGCTGGTGCATCCAGATAAAAAAATCCCCGGCGGAAAGGAAACACCGGGGATTTTCTCTAACTTCTAGTCTTCATTTGCGAGACGTGAGAAGTATGACATAGTATCCTCATCACCGTCATCATCAGAAGTTGGTGCAGATGCTGGTTCCACACTTTTCATGGGAGCAGTATCAGCAGTGATTGACAAATCTTCTTCCTGCTGTGGAGTAAAGGTTCCACTTACACCGAGAACAGCATCCAGACGTGCCTTCAGCTCTTCGTAAGACTTGTAGTTAGAAGGGTCTGTAAACTCACCCAATGGATAAACCTGACCATAAATGTTTTCCAGTTGTGCATCATCTGCAAGAGCAGACGCAGATGCAAACTCAGAACGGTCATAGTTGCGGTAACCCTCAACATTCCGAATCTTCAGTTTGAAGTCAGCACCTTCCCAAAGATCAAACGGATTGATAGGGTCTTCATCTTCAAACTGAGGCTGCATTGCTTCCATCAGTTTGTCATGAATCTTTTTACCGTACTGGTACAGGAACACCTTGCCTTCATTCTCAGGATTGCCTGAGTCAGATACAACATAGATGTTAGAGACATAGTGCAGGCGACGTTTCTGATCCCGTGCAGTCTGCTTGTCTTCATCCCGACCAGAGTTCCACAGCTGCGAGTTCAATTCGCCTACAGGGTCTTTCTGACCAATAGAGGTAAGTGATTTTTCAATATACCACATACCTGTAGTCTTGCCTTTAAAACCGTGATCCCAATAACGAACCCAAGGAAGTTCTTCACCTTCTGGTGCAGGAAGGAAACGAATAACAGCATAACCGTTACCTGCCTTATCAACAGTAGGTTTCCAGACACGTTCATCTGGACCATTCCGAACATCAGCAGTCTCATTAAGTTTAGCTGCTGCGTTTACGAGTTTGTCAATGGAAGAACCACGGGATTTTTTAAGATTTGCAAGAGACATATTTTTGTATTCCTTTGTATTTCTGAAGTATTAAGATTTGTATCATACTATAAAGTTCAAGTGTTGTCAACCATTTTTTTCAAAGGTGATTGAACCTTCATTTACTTCCATCGGTTTCAGGGCATACGCATTCCCCGATTGCTGGAAGATTCTCGATACCGGACTGGTCATTGTCACCGTTGTCCGTGGGTGCTGGTTCTGTAACAATGTCATCAAAGGTTGGAGATTGTTCATTGTTTCCAACATCTTCTGGTAGTTCTGGTTCATCTGTTACGGTTTCCTCTTCAATAATTTCTTCTTCTTTATCCCAGCCTGCGCCGACCTTGACACTGCCAAGAAGTTCATCTTTGTAAATGTACGAACACGCACCGATACCAAGAATAACAATCACAAACGGAATATACATTCCAATTAATTTAAGCATAAACTTCCCCAATCTATTCATTTGTTCCTCACAATGGTAGAGTATTAATCCGTTCAAGGAAATTTAAGTTACGGGCTTCTGCCTCTAGTTTATCCTTGATTGAGGTATTTATCAGGTTAGGTATTCGGTCTGGTTCAACCTCTAGTTTACTCATCAAATGTGTTAGTGCATCCATGTAAGACTCTTTCTTAGAGAATACATGTTCTTCTACCAGTTCACAAAACTTTTTCTTGGTTAGAATTTTATCTGCAAGCATTGTACATATCCATTAAACCCTTGTAGGTGTTAGTTTCAATAGGACAGAGCTTATCACAGTTTTTACACACTGTCAAGTCTTTTCTATTACCTTCTACTAAATTAGTTCTGTAAGACATTAACATTGGATTCTCTTCTATGTATTCTGATATTGTTTCAGTCTTAATATTCCCCAGAGATATTCTGTTGAACCAATCATGACAACATAGATTGTAATCACCGTTCCAATCAATTATAATTCTTTCAAAAATAATACTACATGTTGTATCATCAAGTGTTTTAGTAATATGTTCTTCATATCCCCGACTAGACATATTAAGGCCATACGGAGTTTCAGTCTTTACTTCTATTCCATAATCTGGTCTATGATCTAGGTGCAGATTATTATATCTGCCTTCCCACTCATTTGTAATTAATGTTGGGTCTAAATCATAAATGTCATAGTGAACACTAGAAAACTTTGGTATCAGATGTTCATACTGTTTTAAATTTTTTCCATTAGTAATTAGAAGCAGATTAAACTTTGATAATATGTTAACTGCTTCTTCAAAATACTGATGTAATGTTGGTTCACCCTTTCCTGATAAAACAACATCACCACCAAATTCAATCTCATCTAAATGTTTTGCAATTAGTTCTACAGTGTCCAAAGACATGTGTACGTTGCTATTAGGAAACCCAAAAGCATGTGGACAAAATGAACACTGTAGATTACAAAGATCAGTTAGATTAAGTTCTACTGATTTTAGTACATCAGTAAAAATCACTATTTTTTTCGTTTACAAATTCTTGATATGCTTCGTTGCCATACAGGACTTCATCCATGTCAAAGGACTGTGCATACTCAAGATCATAAGCAGCTTGCTTTTCCATGCTCTGACTCAGACGGTACTGGTTATCAAACTTCTTATTGCGGATTTTATTTTTCAGGGTTGCCATTCTATATTGCTCCATTTGGTGTGTAGTAGGCGTACATGTTTTCTACATATCGGGCGGTGTCACTGTAATCATCAATATAATTATTGATTTGTCTACATTCCATACCTTTCATTGCTTCATATTGGACTAGTATAGTAGTAAGTTTCCATCCTTCAATGTCACCTATGTCAACATCATACCCTTCTTCTTTTGCTTTGTCAAGCATAAAAATGTCAAAAATCACATTAAATTTTCTTACGGCTTCCTTTTTGGTTTCACCACAACCTAAAACTTCTGCGGCTGATAGTGATGCAATATCCTTGAATTCCATAATCATGTCATCTTTGACCATCTCTTGACTCATAGCAACACTAGGAACCAAAGCAAACAGTACTGCTATGAACGTTTTCATTTAACTCTCCCTAAACACTCTGTGTATATCTCTCAATAGATTCTTGCCATCATCACGTTTCCGTTGGAACACGTTGCGTCCTATAATCATGCCATAACCACCATTCTTAGCGATTGCTTCTGCTTCCATTAGGATTGCTTCAGTGCCACGTCTAGACCCCCCAGAGAAGACTACAGGGACGCCACACGCCGCTTTAACAACACGGTCTACACGAATGCACAGAGTTGCCATACTGTCGTAGTTAGGAAGCTTGACCTTGATTACATCAGGTTCTAACTGTGCTGCAATATATGCTGCATGCATTGTAGTCTCAAATGATGTAGGATTAAAATCACCACCACGGGGATAGGACCAGAGAATAGTCTTGGCAGTTGGAGATGCATGAGTCTTGATACGACCAAAGTAGTCAATCATCTCATCTTGATTTGGTGAACCCGGATAAATTGTAAACCCAACACCACCCATTTGTTGAGCAGCTGTTGTGGTTGCATAGACCGCCTGTGTAGGAGCAAGGTCTTTGTTCAGATTGTTACCATGATTTAATTTCATGATAATATCTTTGGCAAGATGTGGATACCAAAACTTCAATAGGTTAGCAGTGCGTTGTGGCAGTGCTGTAGCACCTACCAAACCTTCTTCTAACAACTCAGCAATGTAGTCCACCTGATAGTTAACGTCCAGCATCTCAGGATGGTCTGAGGCATAGAACGCTGCATGTGGTCCATGCTCCACACCTTGATCAATAGGAAGAATAAGAGTATAGTTACCCTTTTTGCCAAACTCTGGTTCACATAAACGCTTGTGTTTCATTCTCTTCCCTCAATTTTTTAATACGATACTTACAATCCTGTTGCAAACTTTCTAGTTCTTCAATATTTTCATGACGTAGGATAATCTCCATCGCCCGAATATAGTCACTGGTCTGTTTGATTTCAAAGTCAGTCAACATTGTAGCAGTACTCCCAGACCATATAACCCATAGTCACATCATCATCAGAGAAACCTTTCATGCCTTCAAGAACAGACATCCACTTGGCAAACTCAATGATGCTTTCATCATTCACATTTACTTTGTATGTATCCCGATCATAACCAGTCTTTTTAGCAACAAACCGAACATACTTTTCAGTGTCATTTTCTACAGGTGGAGCCCACTTGTAGATAGCCTCACTGAGAGTGAGTCCAGTGTAAAGACGGTCCAGAAGGTCAAACATAGCTGCATATCCCCATTCAGGAGCAGCGAAGGACTCAAACCCAGAGTCATTAGTCGTTTCGCCATAGTAGGTTACCTTTGTTTTCCGAATGTTACCGGGATTGTTATTCCGAGTAGGAAGGTTAGTAGATACATCAGTATAGTCATATTCACCAAAACTGACATAATTACAGTCCATAGTATCATCGGACCATGCTGGTCCGAAAAGAAAAGACAAAAGCAAAAAACTTAATGCCGCCAAAATAATAATGCGCATTTACTGCAACCACTCTGGACCAAAAGCAACTGTAATGAACGAGAATACAAGTGCCATAACCATTACACCAACTGGTAACACCATAAACTGCAAAAAGTACCGAAGTACACTATCATAATTCATTTTCATATCCTTAAGAGTTGGGTGGAGATAACTCCACCCGTTATTTAGATTACATGTTAACTGCCAGTTCCAATGCCTTCTTCTTGACGTTCTGGTTTTGGCCGTACCAAGAAGACTGCAACCGAGTATCGGCATTACGGCCGAGAGTGTGGTCAGTCATGTAGGTGACAGTGTTGAACAACTGCCAGAAGGTGCCTTCACCAAGGTTTGCACCAGCCTGAGTGTGCATTACCTCTTGTGCTTCCCGAGACTTGTTAGAGTCACGATCAGAAGCGGAAGGGAAGACTTGGTTGAAGTAGTCCAACATCTGATCAGTCGTGTAAGACTTCTGACAAAGATACTCAGCAGCTTCCTTGTAAGTCTCCATCTTCTGCTGTGCTACGCCTAGAGTTGCCATAGCATCTTCAGCATTGAAGGGACGTTGGTGACCAACCCGAACATATTGATCAACATTCTGGTTCAGAGAAAGAGTCAGAGTGTTGTTACAGACAACCCGGATAGGAGTGAAACGCACGTCAATAGACTTGCCGTACTGGTGTGGGTTAGAGAACAGAAGGTAGGACTCTACAGAGTCTTCACCCTGATCAGTCTTGATGGTGAAACCGTCATTGACCTTTGCCAATGCCCAGACCATCTTACCATCCTTGAGGGAACCAGCGGTGTGCATTTTCATGTCACCAGCATCAACGAATTCACGGAAGAAGTCAAATGCTTCTGCGTTCTGGACAGGATTCCAGTCAGAACCTACAATGTCCATGACTTTGTTGTCAGAAGAACGAACCAAAGCAGACTTGCCGGGAACCTCGCCCATCTCACCAAGATCATCCATGTAGTACATAGGCTGCTTGGTCACAGACCAGTCAAGACCAGCAGCTTCCATCATACCATCTGTGGTAATGTCATCAGAGACCTGAGTGCCAAGACCATGCCAAGGTGTGTCACCCGCATAAGCCATCTGAGCAACACCGTTTACCATTTCAATTTCGTGAGACATCTTGTTTTCCTTTCTTAAGATACTCTTGCATTATACTTGGTTTAAAACCAAAAGTCAACAACTTTTTTTATGCAGCCTCAGCCTCGTAAAAGACTTCGCCCGTATAGTCTTCACCGAAGATACCCTTCTCATCAAAACCATTTGAGAACGATTTGAGTGCTTGCTCCAGAAGCCGAAAATTAGGAGTGCTAGTGTAATAGGTTCCTACAAACCAAATCTCTTGATTAGCATCCCAAACATAGAGATATTCTTCACCACAACTAGGGATAAAAACATTCTCTTCAGTTTTCATCTCAACTTTACCACCAGACTCTTTGTAAACATTACCTTCATCAGTGGCAGTCTCTTCTACAGTCTCTTTCAGACTGGACATGTCACCGAGAGCTACAAGGTCAAGAATGGTGTCAGTGTCATTGTAATGCTCATTAAGTACTTTACCGACATACCAAAGACCACCATCCCAATGACAGTATGCCGTAGCAAAGTTTTTCCAGTCCGAGGTGATCATGATATTAGCACGGGTAGCCATCTGGCAATTCCTTTCTTTAGTTACTATGCGAACAGAATTTTCTCTGCCCACTCTACATAGGACTGCACTTCTTCAATGCCGTTGTCCCATGCACTTTGCTTCAGAGCAGACCGAATCTCAAGGTCTTCCATCATTTCCAACATCTGGATTGCTTCGTTGAAAGCAGCAACGTATGCATTTTCAAGATTGGTCATGTCAAACTCTCTTTCTCTCTCTTACATACTTAATATAGTAAAAAGGGGCCGCAATTGCAAGCCCCTTTTTTAATTTTTTTTCAACTATCGTTTCGGATTTTATCTAAACTGGCCAACCCATACCATCAAACTTCCGACCATCAGTCAGAGTGCGGACATTCTTTTTGTCTACAGATTGAATGATATTGTTACCCTGTAAAGAGATAACTCCATCAGGTTCAATAACCCGAATGATATCATTAAGGCTGCCATACATGCGTGAGGTATACTCACCCTTCTTGGCATTCCAGTTTGAAATAATAGGTTTATCACCAATTTCTGCAATTCGTGAGAAGTAGTTATCAACTTCTACTTCAGGTGTCTTGACTACATTCTTGGGTTTGTTCTTAGAACCCTTTGGACGGCCTCGTGGCATAACAATCTCCTTTTAGAAACCATTATAGACTACCACACTATTTTAATCTTGTCAAGCCACTGAAAACATCAAAGATGAACTTTCATCATGATTAGCACATCCTTTAGACCATGCTTTAATGCCAAATGGTTCTTTGTATTTTTGTTTTACTTTTTTATTCAGTCTTGCAATACGGGTCTTTCCACCTTCTTGATACTCAGACCATTGTAGAGACTTATATTCTTTCATAAGATTATCATATTGACTTTTATTTTTCAGAGATGCTTTAATCTCAGGCCATCTCTCATCAGGAAAGAAAGAAAGTAAGGTAAAGATTTTGAGATAATCAAAAACTTCGTCGTGTTGAATATATGGTTTTGGCATATTCAGCACCCATTCTGTAAGGAACCCACCTCTAGAAACATAATTTGGGTCTAGAAATCCAGCATTGACAGCAAGGTTTCTAAGACCAGTACCACGATATGGAACAAAAGATGCAATAGTTAGTGCATCCCAACCACGACATTCTCTGGTAAACCGAGCAGTCTCTTCTACCATTGCTGGCGTTTCATATGGCATGCCAAGTATGATATTGAAGTTATATGGAATATCAGATTCATTGATATACTCCATATGCTTTAAGTATGTTTCGTTTGTTACATTTCTGCTCAGAATATCTTTGCGAAACTTCTCATTACCAGACTCAAGACCAAATGACATGCGATAACATCCAGCCTCTTTCATCATGGACATTGTTTCTGGTGTACAATTTTCAATACGAGTATTCATCCAGAATGGAATTTTGTATTTTGACCAAACCTTTGAAAACTCTTCAATCTCTTTTTTTGGTCTAGCCAAGAAAGAATCATCCATAAACATAATCATTTCAGGATCATGCTTTTCAATAATTGCGACAATTTCTTTTTCAATCACTCTAGCATCTTTACGACGCATGAAATTGCCTTGATTATTTTCTTTGGAGAAAGCACGTTGTGATGGTGAGTTGCAGTATGTACAATTGTATGGACAACCCCTGTAAGTCTCCATTGGCACAACTCTCTGGAATACTCTACCACCCATAGGTCTTGCCCAGCGAGAATCATCAAACAAAGAGAAGTCCGGGGTGATAGCCGCAATGTTACAAAGTTCTTGCTCTACATTTGTGTGCGCATGATCTTTGTACCTGTAAGTAGTTCCTTTGATATTTTCTAAAGACTCATTTCTCTTCCATGCATGGATAGCATCTCTGACAACATATTCACCCTCATGATGACATACTTGATTAACCACATCATGTTGCAACAGCATATCTCTTGCTTCTCTAGCAAACACACCGCCAACTATATTAGGAATATTCTTTTCACGAATAGATTCTAGCAGTTCAATACCAAGTTTGTAAGTATCTTCTGCTACAGACATTAAAATTAAATCTGGATTATATTCTTTGACTTTAAGTTGAAAATCACTTATTAGATTGTCAGGGTCACGAATTTCAAAAAACTCTTCCGCATCAGATGTTTGATTTGCACCAACACTAGTCAAAGTAACATGTCTATTTTTAAACTGATCAGAATGATATGTTGTTTCAAAAATATCTACTTCAACATCTTCTTCTTTGCAGATAGCAGTGAATAACCCCACACTAAGTGCAGGGGTAAACATCATAGGCAAATTTGGATAAAGGATTAGAACCTTCAAGCGACAACTCCAAAATGATCTTCAATACTAGGATCATGATTAGCACAACCAATAGACCATGCCTTTACCCATTCAGCAGTTTGCTTTGGAGTAAATTTCTTGACCTTATTACTTCTATCTTGCCATGCTTTTTGCAGTCTGTCAATCTTTTCTTGACCACCTTCCTGATATTCTGCACCGTAGTATTCTTTATTACGAATTTCTAACAGTTTATCAATATTTTCTTTGGCATCAATCTCAGGCCACATTTCATCAGGGTAATAAGCATAAAGTGGAAATAACTGAACTAAATCAGAAATTTCTTCTGGCTGTAGATAAGGTTTTGGCATTTTAATTAATGGTGTTCTAAATCCATCATTACTACCATCACCTTTACCAAGTTTTTGCTCAAGTGTCCATGTTAGATCAGCTTTCATAAAACCAGCTTCAACTGCAATATCTCTTAACTCAGTACCGTGATAAGGTGACCATGCCGACACAGTAAAGGAATCATGTCCACCACACTCTCTAGAAAATCTAGCAGAGTCTAGTGCCATTTCTTTTGTCTCATAGGGCATACCAATAATAACATTGATAGAGTATGGAACATTAGACTTATTCACATAGTCAATATGCTGTAGATACTTTTCATTAGTAACATTTCTTTTCAGGAAGTCTCTTCTATATTCTTCGTTACCAGACTCAAGACCAAATGTAATTCTGTACATACCACACTCTTTCATCATCTGCATGATTTCAGGAGTGCAGTTTTCAATGCGAGTGTTGCACCAGAAAGGAGTTTTGTGTTCACTCCAAACTTTTGCAAACGCCTCCAATTCTTTCATTGGTCTTGCTAGGAATGAGTCATCAACAAAGTTTACATGGTCTACTTGGTGCCGTTCAAAGAAAGTTTCAAACTCTGCTTTAATAACATCAGCAGACTTCCTTCTCATAAAGTTGCCAGTACCAGCATCCTTAGAGAATGCTCTTTGGCCGGGAGAGTTACAGTATGTGCAAGAATAGGGGCAACCACGATATGTTTCCATCTGCATAGAAAAGTTGAACCAACGTCCACCCTGAAAACGTCCAAACCTTTTCTTATCAAAAAATTCAAAGTCTGGCGTAACTTCATTAATATCTACTAGATCAGCAGGAAGGTTCTTTTGTGCATGATCATCAAATCTATAGGTAGTGCCTCTAATGTCATGAAGAGGATTGCCTTCACGCAAGCATGTAATAGCATCTCTAACAACTTGCTCGCCTTCTTGATGACAAAGTTGATTTACAACATCATACTTTAGGACTTCTTCAGGAGCAAATGTAGTGAATACACCACCCATGATATTAGGGATATTTTTATCCCGGATAGATTCTAATAGATCAATACCAACACTAAAAGAATCTTCTACACAAGAAACTAAGATAAGGTCTGGTTTAAATTCTTCTACTTTAGCAATAAAGTCAGGAACAGCTTGTTTGGATGGTTTGATATCAATCCAATCATTTGCATCTAATTCTGCTCTACCTTGGTGACCAGACTTTTTTGTTGCAATTCTCCGACTTTGAAATTGGTCTGTATAAGCTGTTGTTTCAAATAAATCTACAGGGGCATTCATTTCCTTACAAATAGATGTAAGAATTGCCATAGAAATAGGTGGAGAGAACATTAATGGAATGTTAGGGTATACAAGTAATACCCTTGGATTGGCAATCATTTGTGAACCTTAATATCTAAATTATCTGGTTTTTTAAATGGAACGTTATCATGTTTATGATGGATAACAAATTGCGTACCACTAAACTCTTTAAAAATCCCTTGGAAGATTGGGCGCCATACACGGGTCAATCTTTCGGTATTAGTGGCTCCCCGATCAGATGGAAGATAGAAATCGGTTTTGGACCGAATATCAAAATCCATAATAGAATCAAAACCATAGATGTGAATTTCGTCCGCCTTTAATTTGTTTGCTGCATAGTGAGTTGCAAAGTGACCACAATTGAAATCAGTATAGTTCTTTGCATATTTAGGCAAAACCTCATAGAATTCTTTTACTTGTGGGGAGTATTTCATATAGAAGCTTTGTCGCATCTCCATCCACTTCTTAGGTCTTACTCCAAGAACCCACGGATAAGGATTTATAACACTACCTTCTGTGATTGCTTTCATCATCTTGAAATCAACCATACAAGAAACATACACATTGGGTACTTCAAATGGGGGCAGATTGCATGTGATCTTCAAACCCTTTGCAGGTTTGTAATGAACAGCATTATCACCATTACCAATAATATGAACTACTCTAGCCATTATTCTTTTTAACTCCTGATAACCAATCAACTAAAGAGTATCTAGTCACTTTACTACTTCCAATTATCTTTTACCCATTTCTGAGGTTTGTAAATACCAAATGGAGTTTTTACAGTATTGTTAATTGCTTGTACAATACTAGGTCTACCATGAAAGCATACAATAGAAAGTTTCTCTGTAAGGTTATCTGGATATACTTGGTACTTGTATGATTTTAGTTTACCGGGAAATCTTTTCTGGATAAAATCTCTAGACATGCTAGAAATAGCAGTATTGAGATATTCACCATCGCCTCTAAACTGTTGCATTACTTGTGGATTATTAGCAAATCTGCGCCAAACATCAGCATTAAAGTTATAGTCCCAAGCCATTACAGCAGATTGTAATCTATTTCTAAGGTATGGTTGATGTTCATTTACAGAACCAAGGTCTTCAATCCCCATGAAAATGCCGTCATACTTCAGCAACCAATCAATATTGCTTACGATAAGGGTATCAAGATCAAGATAAACAACTCTGCTTCCTAGTCTATGGTCTGTATTGAAAAGTTGTAGTTTATTCCACCAGCCATCATATCCGGGAATAAGTGAAACAGTTCTAATACCATCCATTTTTTTACGGTCAGTCAGGCACACAAACTGATGCTCTACAGTTGTGTTACGTTCTACCATAGACTTCAGATTATAAACGTAATCCTCAGAAAACTTGTCACCCCAAAATACACATGCTACAGTAACCATTTTACATTCCTTTAGAAACTAAGTCCCATGCAAAACCTTCACGAATTTCTTTGACTGTGAATTCTGAATACAAATATCTCTTAAACCATTCTTCACGGTCAGGACGATCAGGATTTTCAATGTTACTAAAATCTTTGATAGGATTTGCTACCGGATATGCAATGCTTCTAGGACCAGTATATGCAGGGACACCATCAAGTACTGCACGAATACCGGGACTGCTAGACCAGTTCACTACTGCCCAAACATTATCAAAACTCAAATCAAATTCATCAAAGGAATTGACTTTCTCTGGCTGCTGAAGTTCATCAACCAAACCATAAAATTTATGAATGCTGATAGGAGCTCTTGGGTGTGGTCGCAAAGCAATAGGTCTATCTGTATGCTCTCTAATTCTTTCTACAGCTCTCATAATCCAGTCATCAGGTTTCATTAGACCAGACCATTGCAAACTCTTACCATGTTGACATGCAATAAGAATTTTGTCTCCGGTGTATGTCCAATCTTTTAATTTGATATCAAACTTTTCTGCTCTGGACATGTCCATATCAATCTTATCCAGATAAGGATAATTCATTTTATTGACACCGTTAAGACCAATCTTCCATGTCTTACCACGTTTGATACTGCCAACCTCTAGGACTAGTACAGGTTTGTTTTGATCTTTAAAATGATCAAATACTTTTTTGTTAGGTTTCATACGTCCAGACCAAAGTACAGACCAGATAACAGCAACATCAGCTTCCATATCATTATGTACAACATCATGGCCAGCATTCTTCAGAGAAGTTTCAAATGCTTCAAAGATAGATGGACTGTTTAGTGCACCATGTTCTGTAAATAAACTAAATCGCATCTCTCATCCCCACTTGTGACATTTCAAAATAATCTCTCCACCAATCTTCAGCATAGTCTGTCTTTTTATATGATTCAAACCAAGGTCCACCTTCAGTGTAGTGCACATTGTTCACGTCTTCTTTATACTCATATTCGGAAGCAAGCCAGTTCCACTCTAGAGGAAGTCCACCAATCTTTGTCTCATTATCCAGCCATTTAAATTGGTGCAGTTCTAGACCAGAAGCAGAGTTAACATAGTCGGGTGTTAGTCTTGTACATTCTGCACAGTTCATCAGCATAAAACTAGACCAGTTTTTCTTTGGGTAAACTGTCTGTGTCTGGTTCAAGAATTTTGTTTCTGACTTTGGCATATAGTCGTGTTGACAAACTTGCACTGCATACCGATCATCACGCATACGCCATAGTTCTGCGATATCTGATTTCATCAACATGTCACAGTCCATAAACAAAGCCCACCCCTGATAGTTCATCAAGTGCGGTACAATGAACCGACTGAAAGAAAATTCTGTAGAAGAAATCTTATTGCGCTTACGAGAAAAATCATCCTTAATATTCTTCAGGTAAATAGGCGTGATTGCTACAGGTTGTGTACTATGTTTCAAGATAGAATATGACAGTGTACTAAATGCAGCTTTTTCTTTGCTGTCATATCCAATGAATACATTAATCATTACCGAACCCTCTTTGCTCTCTCAATTTTCTCCATAAGTCGCCTTGCTCAACTTCTTCTAGACTCCAATGTGAATTTGCATAATACCTCAAAAACTCATCTCTGTCAACATTTAAATTTGGATTTTCAATATCTTTTAGTTCACCAGCTGACCACGGTTTTATATATGCTGCGTCATGAGTAACAAAAGTTGGAACACCTTTCATCATACTTACCGCACCAGCCGTGCTTGTTAGGATAACACTTGCCCATGCTGTTTTCAGATAAGCATTGGAATAGTCACCCAAAACTTTTGTGACACTGTGGTAGTATTCAACATCCTTAACACTATATTGTAAAAATCTCAAGACTTCATTTTTGTGTGTCTCATTCATAGCATGTCGGCCAGGATGGTCTTTAACCTTAATAGGTCTGTCAGTGTACTTTCTCAATTCAAGAACTGTTTCTTTCAACCAAGTATAAACATCAATACCCATGTGTGACCAACCACCAACACCACGATTAAGGAAAATCATGATGTGATCACCCTTAGTTTTCCAATCATGAACTTTTAAATTCAAATCAGATGTTATTTGTTCAACTCTTTTGTCTACATTATCATCAAATTCCAAAAAATCAGATTGATTAGCATGGATAGAGTTTAGAGGAAATCTATAATACCTAATCCGGCCAGACTTTTCAAAATGCTTTAGAACATTGCCTTCAAAGAAAAACATGTTCTTTCTGGTTCCGCCTGCTTCTTCAAAAGAAGTCAGACACTTCTGCCTAAGATCAGAACGGTTTTTTGCACTTGTGTTAATGAAACCCTCTTCAACTTGAACAGCATCACGACCATGTAAAGGCCAACCCCACATAAGTCCAAACTCCCTGTCTTGATTTTTGACAGGTTGAGTCATTCCATCATTAGCCCAAATGTATTCGTCTCCACAAGCAGAAACGCCTTTTACCCACCGGGCCATCATTTCTTTTTTTTCTTGGGATTGAGCAGTCTTCTGAAAAAACCAGAGTTTGAACTGATTATGTTTTCTTGCTGATCTTTTCAAAGTTTTTTACCGTCATTAAGTTAAGCCATTCAACTCTGTTCATATCTAGACCAAGATATGTAAGTTGACCTTCTGGAACAAATAGAGGTTCTTGCTTTCCCCGTTGAACAATACCAACACCACAATCTGTATTAATTGTAAGCATTTCTAGGTCTGGATTATTTCTAAGTTTGACAAAAGCTTTCCATACAGTTCCGTTCCAAGAACCTGTTCCATTATACTGTTCAGCTGGTCTTTGGTGCCACTCTGTGGGTGGATTGCAATCATGCATAACAATAGTCCCACCCTTTTTCAAGACTTTCAGACCGTTTTCAACATCTTTGTATACTTGCTCTGCGGTATGAAGTCCATCAACAAAAATAATGTCATACTTATTTTTATTCTGTGCAAAAAATTCATCTGAAGTCATATGAAAGTTTTCAGATGCTTTTGGATATTCTTTAGGTGCTTCTAAAAAACTTGGATCAACTGCATGTTTAATTTTACAACTAATCCGATCAAAGCACTCTCTTGAACGTCTTACACCAATCTCTAGATATTTTTCATATTTATTTTCTCTGATTAGAAAATTGATAATATCAAAACGCTCTCGCATCCTACCACTCCAGCCACTCATTATTTTTCAAAGACCAGTCTACAGTTTCAACTAAACGTTCCCGAACAGGTTTAGGTGTCCAGCCCATTTCTGCCATCTTAGAACCGTCCAAAGCATAACGCAAATCATGTCCTGGCCGTGAGGAATGGAAGTCTACCATTTCATAGTTCAGTTCCTTGCCTTGAATGTCTGCAATCATTTTTGCCAGTTGAAGATTATCAAGTTCTTCACCACCAACAATATTAAATTTGTGACACTTAGCACCACCATAGTCTGCTTCAAGCTGAGACATATCATAGTTCATGAGGAAGTAGAGTGCATCTGCCACATCATAGGCGTGAATATAGTGACGTGATCCCGCTTTCTCTTTTAATGGATCACTATGCACAGTGACCTTCTCACCATCCCGTGCACGTTTGATACACATAGGAATATACTTCTCAGGATGCTGGCGTTCACCGAATACGTTCATTGTATGAGTAATAATAGCAGGAAGGTTGTAAGTGTTTTCATATGCTACTACCAACTCTTCTGCACCAGCCTTAGATGCACTATAGGGGTTAGTAGAGTTGTATCTGTCATTCTCTTTATAGTGAACACCTTCTGGTGCAGGACCAAAGACTTCATCTGTAGAGAAGTAAATGAACTTTTCTAGACCTTTTACCTTACGAGCATATTCCAGAATGTTTACTGTGCCTACAACATTGTCCAAAACAAATTCCATAGGGTAGTCAATACTACGGTCCACATGACTGCCAGCTGCTAAGTGTGCAATATAGTCTACATGTCCAATTGTATTAATAATTTGTGGATTGAGTTCTGCTTTCAAATCATGAAAGACTGTGCGCACACGGTTCTGTGTTGCTTTTTCATGCCGACGAACAACATCATGCAGTCTGTTCAGATTACCACTGTAGTCAAGTCTGTCTAGAGTTACAATATTCCAGTCAGTCTTAGCCAGAAGATAATCAACTACATGGTGCGCAATAAAACCGGCGCCACCTGTAATCAGAATAGTTTTAGTCATTAGATAGTTCCTTTACCACTTCAATCCATTGTTTAGCAATATTAATATCAGATAAGTTCTGTTGTATATATTCCTGTCCTAAACGTATTCTTTCCAGTGTCTGCGCAGGATTTTTCAGACACTCAATCATATTATCTACAAAGTTATCATTTACATAAGCATAGTCAGAGAACTTAAGATAACTGTCTTGTGGAGATGCAAGTACCATAGTTCCGCATGCTAATCCATCTACAAGTTTGTTATGACTCTTACCAAGAGTAAAAGGATGCTCTGGATCAATTGGTAAGATGATAAAATCAGACTTGGTTGTAATGATCTTTTGGATTTTTTCTGTCCACTTTACATTTCTGTATTCACCATTCAAAGACCCAACGCCAGCTGGCATAGTTCCGTTACGATTAATTACCGTAAATTTAATAGGTGGTAATTCATTTTGCCGTTCTGCTAACGGGCCAAATACTAATTTTTTCCAGTCAGCATATTGTAGGTTACCATCATTGCCATACCAAGTTACTTTTAAAATGTCTTTTGGACTAAAACTAGGTTCATTAAAGTCATAGAATACAGGATCATCAATGATAAAGATTTTCTTTTCAATCTTTAACTTTTTACATTCTTCTTCAATGACCTTCTTGAGTCTATCTGTAGTTGTCGTTACAGCATCACATTTCTTCAAAAGTTCTATTGCTTGACTGCGGCGGCGATCAGAAAAATAATTGTCACAAACATCCCATACAATCTTTTTGCACTTTGTGTTCAGCAGATTGGTGGAAGTTTTCATTATCACGCCAATACTATCAGAATTAGTGGGTTTGTTAAACCCACCATCAAATCCAAGTTTCTCCATACCTCTTGATGGAGTAACCATTCTAATTCTTGCTGATGCTGATACCCTGCCTTTTAAATCAACAGGATTTAAAAACCTAAGATTCTCTTTTGTCATCTAAAACAATATTTCCTGCAATTGTATATCTTTTCTTTTCTGACCACTGCGGCTGTACTTCGTGCATCAAATGCCAAGGAAAGATAATGATTTGACCTTCTTTTAAATCATCTGTATACATTTCTTTTTTAAGAAAACTTCTATCAAACATTGTATTATGAAATACAGTTGTGTTTGGTTCCTCTAAATGCAATAGATAAATTAAACACAAGTCAGAGTCTGGATGATTATGGGGGTCATGGTGTCCCATTTTATTATATCGGTTATACCAATAATCAATAAACTTTACGGGGTATGAATTAAAATTTAATTCTTCAATGACTTCACTAACAACAGGTCTGACAACTTCATCTGTAAAATCATCATAATTTATAGAACTTGATTCGTTAAAGTATGATGTAGAACTATTTCGTTGCTGCTCCCAACCCATAACTGATCCATGTTCACTAGTTTTCATAGCAATTTTATCTTGGTGTGAAAGTTCTTTATCAATAGCCGAAACAAAATACTGTTTCCACTTATCATGGTCAGGAACATCTTTAACAGCTATAAAATGAGTATGAAACTCTCTAATATCTAAAGTCATTCAAGTCAAACCTTGTACCATGCATTTTATACAAATCCCGAGTATGATTAGTATATACTAAAACTTCAGGATCGTCAATCAAAAAGTCACAACCCTTACAAAAGTCAGGATAGTTTCCTGTAAGATGTTGCTGTCTTAGTTCTGTATACTTATCACCTGTCCAAATGTCTTCAATGCTTTCTTCTGAGACATGACCAAGGATTGCTTCATCATCTCTACCTAAGACTTGGCAGCAAGGGTGCACTGCTCCCCATTTACCTTCCTCACCCCCAGCACGAATAACAAGGTCAGGAGAGAAAGGTCTACCACAAGTCTTAACTTCACCAGTGCGTTCTTCAGGTGGTCTATAAACACCAGACCAGTTGTGCATCTTCCAAATCTCTGTTTGTACTCTAGCACTATCTACAATCTTACGATACTGCTCTACTTCATAGTCAACATTATCATTATCCATAATAAGATGATAAGTTGATACGTCACAAGAAGAACCAGACTGTTCTACATATTTCTGCATCTCATGCAGATTATCAATTACAATATCAAAGTAATCTGAATTCATCCATGCTTTATAGGTTTCTTTGTTGTATCCAATGATAGAGAAACGAAAGAAGTCTGCGCCAGCATCTACAACTCGTTTCATAAAGTTACCACGCATTTTATATCCGTTGGAGAACATAAATGCTTTGGCGCCATATTTTTTTACAATCTTTACATATTCAGGTAAGTCAGGATTGAGGGTAGGTTCACCAGAACCTTCAAGGTTAACTACATTTAACCCCTTATCAGATAACTCTTCAATGATTGCTTCAAAGTTTTTGAGACTAAGTTTTTTTAACCAGTTTTTTCCCCGGCCGCCGGGGGCGGATTGTGGACACATCTGACAACTGTAGTTGCATCCACCATTAATCTCAATTACCGCTCTGTCTATATTCATTGATTACCTTTTGGCACACTTCAAGTGCATCATCAAATCCTTTACGAAAACGATTTGCGGTATATCCTTTTTTAACAAACCATTCCATACTTTGAATTGTACCATGATATTTATCTTCTGGTAGAACGAAACCGGAGACGAGTCGTTCATACTCGCTCCGACAATTTAGATAGTCAATAAATTTCATATTAATAGTATTTCCTAAAAAATCTTTCCAGATGAATTTTTTTGATATTCAATCTGTCTTTCATAGAACGTAGGTGTGCAAAGTTTTGATCTTTGAGTTTAATCGGTGTTGAGATTTTATCAAGTCCTGTTATAGCATTCCAGTTATCATCAATTATTTCAATATACTCTTTGGCCCATCGGTCTATGACATAATCAACCATCGGTTCATTACCAGCAAAGTGTAAATTGAAAGGGTGTTTAGGTTTCTCTGACATATATTTAAACTTTGTAGCTTTGATAATTTCTATGTCATCATTTTCACCTTTATGATACAACCGCATGTTGCTTAGAATATTCATCATAGCATCTTTGGTCTTTTCTCTAACTTCTTTAGTCAAAACATACACACCTGAAGTACCACCTTCAGTAGTCTTATAGGTATTGGTATCTGTGAAAATATCCCCGGCCCAAGGCAAAGCTAGAATGTCAGTATCTGCATAAAGAACCTGATCATAATTATTCCAAATATCATCATTAAACCATGTATTAATTTGCTCCCATGTTGGATGAAAGAAATTAATCTCAGGATCACAAAACCTTTTATAATCATGCCCATACTTTTGAGCATAAAGTTCAAATGATTTTTTAGAATAGTCTGCAATAAATTCTTGGTGATAGTCACCATTATATTTTGCTATACTGTGACAAAGAGTGCCGTTCCCTTCAAGTTTTACACTCTCATCATAAGTGTGTTGATACTCAGAGAACGGCACCCAATATTGAACAATGAGTTTTTTCATGATATTTTAAATCATCCGTAGATCATAATAGTCAATATCAGAGTCATGAATCATTTCAACAAACTCTTTTGCTTCTTCCATAGTGGTTTCGTAACCAGCAGCAGAATCTACATATTCTTTCAGAAGTTCATTCTGCTCAACATCCCACATCTTTTGATTCTTCGTCATCATCATCTAAATCTAGCTCCAGCTGCTCAACATTTTTCTTCATAGCTTTTAGACGAAGAATAACTTCTTCACCATCAAGCCACAAGTCTTTACCTTCAAGAACATCCTTGATTTCAGTATCACTTAGAAAACCACTATACACTTTTTTCATCATCTTGTCAATAAGTTTTTTCTCAAAAGATACTTGAGCAAACATCTCTGCACCTTTACCTACAGCAATACCAGAATAGTTATGGAACATAAAGGCAGAGTGGTCAGAGATTTCAAATGACTGTGCTTGTAAGAATACCATAGTTGCGGCAGACATACACGCACCCTCTACCGATGCAGTAATGATAGCATCTGACTCTTGAATACATCGCATCAACTGAATAGCAGTAAACAAGTCACCACCATAAGAGTTGATATGGATGGTGATAATATCTGACTTACCACCACTACGGATAAGTTCAAACCAGTCAGTGTATTGTTCAGCAGACTTAATCTCACCAGTTAGATACAAGTCATGTTTTGTTACAACAGACTTACTAGGGAACATATTTTTATTTTTTTGTCCCATACCCAACAATTCATCAAGTCCTAGAGGGTCCATCATAGTTCAACTTCCTTATATCCAAGATCAGCACGGCGTTTAGACTCTGCTGTATCTGTTTTATTGCGAGAAGATATGTGTTTACGGTTACAGTCTTTGCAGACATGGTAGTAAGCATAATACTTATTACCTTTACCTGTCTTCTCAACAAATCGTTCAACAGTATCAAATTTATCTATACAACTGTTTAGAGTGCAGTATCCACCATCAGGATTATAAAACCGAATGTCACCTTTTACCGGAGTGAGTTTTTGAGGAACCAACTCTTTACCAGTCTTGGTTTCACCCATTAAGGGTGGATTGTTCTGCTTCATATTGTTCAATCGTTTCACGAAGTTTCTCCGTCCAATCGTCACGTTGTTCTACAAATACAAGTGGGTGGTCATCATCAACAGACATGATAGTAACCAGTTGTGTAATAGGCATCTTGGTACGTTCTTCCCACATGATAGCATAGGCTGCTTCCTGCATGAAATAGTTATAACACCGACTACGAGTTTTACGTTTCTTAGAAGTCTTGAAGTCAATAATAGACAACTTACCATCAAACTCTGCTACACAGTCTACACGTCCAGCAACCTTCAAGTGATGTGAATAGAGAGGTTGCTCTTGTGCATAAACCTTACCGATACGTTTATCAATAATGTCTTTAATCTGATGAAAGTTTTCTAGGACATGAGGAAAGTATCCAGCATCATAGTCAGGCTTGTTATCAATATAGTCTTCTACAATCTGATGCACAGCAGAACCACGGGTAGTGGCCTGCCGTGATACACGGTCTGCTTCTTCGTCTCCTACACGTTTACGCCATGCAGCAATAGCAGCACGGGAGAGAATAGACAGAACAGTTGTGATAGAAGGATATTTTTTGTTATCCTCCGTTACATACTTTCGTCCGTTTTCAGTATCTTCCGATAGAAGATCATCATAATCAAAGTGAACTTTTACATGTTCAAATGTCCGTCTGGTATCCATTATATGTCAGTTTTCTTTCACAGTAGTAATCAATAATAAACCTTGCCCAACCATAGATATCATCAACATAGACATTCATGTTAGGTTTCTCATTATCATACGATATTAACTTACGTTTGTCAAGAAAAATATTCACAGAATGATCAGAATTTGGCCATATGTATTCATAAAAATTAATTGCTTCCAGTGTGAAACTTTCCCAAGACCATTCATATGGCCACCCAGAATTTAATTTAATAGTATAACTGTCACCTGATTTATGAAAGTGAAAGTCCATATCTTCTGAACTTGCAACTTTGGCATCAGGAAAATCTTTCAATATCTTTTCTTCATTTTGATCATAATCAATTATTAGAGCAGAAATTTCAAAATCATCTTCTACACAGTTCAGTAAATACCTTTGCGTACCGGGATGAACATAGTATTGATTATTCTTTAATCCAATATTGATATGTTTATTAACCAGTTCATCCCGTGTTGTGTATGTGGCATACACTGATCCAGTAGGTCCAATTAAGTCATCTGATGAAAGAGTTTCTTCAACCTGTTTACAACGCCAATTTTTTGGGAGTTTGTCAATCTCATAAATCTTTAACACCCAAGGTTTATTTGATGTAGATGGTTTAACATCTTTCAGAGCATTAATAAATTTATGCGCTCCAATTTTATTGGCATGATTCCAAGCATAGTCATTTTCTTTATAATGAAGTTTATTGGGCATACCCTACAGTCTCACGCACAATATCATTGTGATTAAATTCAGCCCAGTAAACTTCAAAAGCTACAGCATCTTCAAGACATTCAAACTGGTGCATTACACCGGGTTTAACTTTAGTCCATTCACCCGGACCTACTACAGTTTCATCAACCAAGTCATAATCATTCTGCCAAACACGAATAAGCAAATATCCCGACTCAACATAGAATCCATTCCACTTAAATTCGTGTTTATGTTTGGAGCATACTCCACCTTTTTTTGTTTGAATGCGGTGAAATTCTAACGCCCCGTTTGCTTCAATCAGTTCTGTAGAACCCCATACTTTACCTGCAATCATTTCAATCTCCTATACTAAAATATTGTTTATCATCTTGCCATCTTGTTACACCAAAGAAAAACCATAAAGTAAATTGACACAACCCTAAAGAACTTCTGCTGTCATCATAATCAATATTAATTCTCAAAGGCTTTTTACCTGTCGGTATTTTCATCATTAACTCATCATGACAGTATATATTAATTTCGTAATCATGATTTTTAATTTCGTTTACAAATTTACTCCACCTAGTATCCCAACGTTTTGTCCATTCCATATCTCTTTTATTGGGACCAAATTCAAAAGTATTTTGACCTAAGTATCTTATGTCCATATATTTTGTATATTTTTTAGGATCAAGTTGAACAACATTTTTTCCAAAAAAGTTTTTAACATAGTCTGAAGTAATTCCAGTTGTATTATACAAAATTCCTTCATAGTCATCTATTGGTTTGAGTTTTGGTTTATTATATAAACTATTCCAAAAAGTCAATCTGGTAAAAGATAAAAATGCTGAAATCTCACAATCTTCTAATACATTAACATTAAATATAAATGGCGCTTCTAAAAGATTTTCAACATATAATGACCACCATGCGAAAAGTTTAACTAGGCAATTCTGTTTTTTATCCCAAAATATATTATGATTTTTTGGTCTAGGTACAAAATGTGTACAGTTATCAGGTAGTTTTTTTATTCCCCAGACTGTCCAAGGATAACTCTTTCCATCAACATATTTGCTTATGGGATGTTGACCATATATTTCATATGGCCATTGATGTTTTGTATCTGAATATGAAAACTTGAGTTGGTTTTCATATTGTTTAACAAAGGTATCGGGGAAGTCTCGGTATACCCTATCTACAATAGACTGGTCATAATCAATAGTCAACTCAGCACTAAAATGAGTGGATTTTAATTTATTCTTTTTTACCGAACTGGCCATCCCAATTCTTCTTCTGCTTCTTCATCAACAAAATCAATCTTTTTATATTTGTTGTAGAGTCGGTCTTCATCTACATCAAAAGTATTCTTTTTGTTTTTTGGGTATTCCCCAATACTCATCTTTTTGTGACGGCCGTTCTTTTTATTACGGGGGTCAAAACGAGAAAATTTAGCCATTATCTTTCATATCTCCTTTTACTTAATGCCTAACATTTCTTTGGTCATAATATAGTCTCTCACAAAGTCGGAACGAACAATATCTTCCCAACCAAATTCTACGGTTGTAAAGTTTCTAAGCTGCTCAACAATGTTCATAAACATCAGAATACCATTCTTGTCTTTTTCTTTTTCAAAGTCAGATTGGTAATAGTCACCACACATGATAAATCTACAATCACGACCTACACGGGTGATTACAGAATCAAGTTCATGGAAGTTAAGGTTCTGCATCTCATCAATAATCACAACTGTATTATTGAATGTAGTGCCACGCAGATGCGACGTGGACTCAAAGTGGACAGTGCCAGCTTGGATTAGTTTGTTCCAGCTGTCATTCTGTCCAAACAGTTCCGCACAAATACCACGATAGGGTTTTGTGTAGGGGTCTTCTTTTTCTTCTTTGGTTCCGGGGAGAAAGCCTGTATCACGGGTGGGTACAACAGACCTAACCAATACGATTTGATCATAGGGAGTTTCCTTGTCTAGTACGTCTTCTAATGCGAGGGCAAGTGCAACAAAGGTTTTACCTGTTCCAGCTGCACCAGAAAGAATGACATGATCACCTTTCTCATAGGCATCAAAAATCTTTTCCTGATTTTTTGTGATTGGTTCAATCTCAGGAAGGTCTTCTAAACGAAACCTCAGTTTGTTGTTAGACATTGATAGTATTGTCTTTCCCTGAAGCCTTCTTGACCTTCTTCAAAAGATCAGACCAACCCTCACCAGCTCTTCGGTGTGTAGAGATTGCACCAGAAACTGTTGCTGGCATTTTAAAAATCTGAGAATACTCAGGATTACCATGCAGGAAGTCTTGCAAGTCTTTATAAGACATGTTTACATCCATAGTTTCTTCTGTTACGTCATTTCTAACTGTGTATACTGGCATATTAATCTCTAAACTGAATTGCTAGTGAATATCTAGGTTGATCATTAGTGAATGATGTACCTTTGTGCATTTTACTACCATCAAAAGCCATCAATCTATTTGGTAATGGTAACACACCTACTATCTGGTTGTCAACTAAAATCTGCGTTTCTCCACCCATTTGATAATGATATTTTGCAATGTCAGGAAAGTAGATAAAAGTCCAACCACCATCTTTATGATCATAATGAAAATATGTAGGCGTCTTAGCATCATATTTATTATAAAGAGTTTTTTCATAAGAAGTGTTGAGAATTTTTTTAAGATTTGGATATGCTAGACACTCACTAAGGATAATTTGTGTACCAAGTTCATCAAAGGTATCCCCTGAGTTATATCCAGATTGACTAGTTAGTGGGTCTTCTTCTGTGTCATTTACAGGATTCCACTCTCTTTTCATAGTCAATTCGTAAATTTTCTGATGATCTTCTTCAGGAAGAAAGTCATCTATAACAATAAGTTCTTTCATTATACCTCTGGAAACAAACATTTATCAATGAAAAGTCTAACGTCATCTTCACCTAGACCAAGAGAAGTCATAGTTCTTGGAGTATGTGGATTTTGTTTTTGATAATAAGCATATCTATTCTGTGCTTCTTTACCTAAAGTGTCGTGGATATATGTACCATTATAGTTAGTAACATTATTTAAATAGTATTCTGCACCCTCATGAATCATTTTAGTGATCATCTCCATCTCAGATTCTTGAGAAACATTTCCAGCAGCTACCATATGCCGACTAAAGATTTGTTTTGCCCAATCAGGAAGTTCTCTAGTCTTATTATATCCGTACTTTGCCATAGTATTACCAAACCAATTGATCATACTGTGACTCTTATCAATAGTTGGACTAAAATCAAAAAAGCACCCGGTGATCTTTTTCTGTCCAGCAATAACATCAAACCCAAAGACAGGGGCATCACTCTTTAGATGTGGAAAGACGCAAACATGCATCATCCAGAGTTTCTTAGTTTCTCTGGCATCTACTACATCAACATGCGCTCTGCGATAAGCATTAGAAGTCCAGACACGATTAACCCAACCGGGACGATTGAACTGATCCATCCCCTCTTCTTGGACTTCTGTGCCTGTACTTTCAAACTTATGTTCCAGAAATCTCTGGATTTCCTCCAAGCGATCCCATATCATTCAATTTATCCAATTCAAGAAAAATATAGTGAGCATGGTCAAAAGCACGCATTGCCTCTTCCGCCATGTCATTATTTAGTTTTTCTTTTAACTTCTCTTTCAACATATCCTGATCTTCATCAAACTGGTAAAAGTTGGTAGGAAACTTATCACCAAGTCGTTTAGAGATAATTTGCCCGCCGGACAAGTCGCCCATGTGTCGTACATAAACATGTGCCAAGATTTTACTTCGGTTGTATCTAATAGACATAAGATAGTCCATATACTCCCGAACAGAATCTAGCAGCGGAGCAAGGGGAAACTCATCTTTCATTTCTTTATGATCTTGCCAGATTTTCTCGGCCCGACGAATAGACTCAATACCATCCAAAGCATCAGCCTGCCATGCAAGGTTCTCTAGGGTGTTGTAAACAAATCCCATATTATAGAGGTAAACACAATACTCAAATGGAGTAACTTTGCCCGACACAAGTTTCTTAGCAAACTCTGAACGTTCTGCTTCTTTATGATGGTTCATTGTTAGTTCACGGAGTTTAAGCATTTTCGTATACCTTATTGTATTGATTGTTCACTCGCACAAATGTTGCACACTTAGTAAGGTCTTTAATCTGCCTAGCGCCAATGTAGGTACAAGTAGAACGCAGACCACCAAGAATATACTGCATTGTATCTGCTACAGGACCACGATAGGGTACAAGAATATCACGACCTTCAGATGCACGATAGTTCTTCAGTCCACCTGCATGCTTCTTGTTAGCTGTATTGGATGACATACCATAGAACTGTCTAAACTCTTTGCGTTCAATAACAGGCTTATAGATTTCATCTTCTTTCATATAGTAGTATTCATTGTTATGGATATACTTGTAGACTGGTTCACCACCACCTTCGTCATGACCAGCAAGCATTCCACCTAGCATTACAAAGTCGGCTCCTGCGGCAAATGCTTTTGCTACATCGCCCGGAGAAACGCAACCACCGTCAGCGACGATGTGACCACCAAGGCCATGAGCAGCATCCGCACACTCCATAACCGTTGATAGTTGCGGATAACCAACACCAGTAACAATACGAGTTGTGCAAACACTTCCAGGCCCAATACCCACTTTAACCACGTCAGCTCCATTTAGAATTAACTCCTGTGTCTGATCAGCGGTAACCACGTTACCTGCAATGATAATATTATTTACACCACATAGTTCACGAATGGACTTTACAAACTTGACATACTTCTCCATATACCCATTTGGAGTGTCAATACAAATTACTGGAAACTTATTCTTAAGAGAACGAACCTTATCATAGTCTGCGTCTTGCATACCTACAGTCAAACACAGACTTTCTTTCATACGGTCTTTGTCGTAAATGTCTGCATGTAGATGGAGTTTAGTAAGTTCATCAACACTGTAACTTTTATTCATGGCAACCATCATGTTCTCTTTTGAGAATGCTTTTGCCATATTAATAGTGCCAACACCATCCATGTTGGCAGCAATAATAGGGATAACTTCAAGTGTTCTTTGAGAGTGAGGAAATTTAAACTGTCTGGTGAGTTTAACTTCTTTTCGGGATTCTAGAGTAGATCGTTTCGGTCTTAGAAGAACATCCGAATAGTCTAACTTAGTATCACTCTCAATATGCATTTGTTGTTATCTCCCTAAAATAATGGTGCTGGCGGAGAGACTTGAACTCCCGGCCTGAGGTTTACAAAACCCCTGCTCTACCAACTGAGCTACGCCAGCATAATAAAATGTATAGGTGGGATTAAGGATTACCCACAATGGACCACTGGCAAACTCCTGTCTACTCGGTCCAAACCTACCTGCATCCGCTAAGACGGGCCGCTAAACCCCTTCGGTATTACCTTATCCGCATCTGCCACGGATTATTCAGTCACTATACCATTCCTGCCGTCGCAGGAAATCCTATTGGTCGGAGATGTAGGATTTGAACCTACGGCCCCCTGCTCCCAAAGCAGGTGCGCTACCAGACTGCGCCAATCTCCGTACTACTTATCAGCTTTAACATACTCCATAAACGCTTGACCATCTTCTACCCATTGCTGAGTAGTCAGGTGAGTGATCTTATCTACATAGACACTCTGCTCTTCATAGGTATCACCGTCATCATACGTCCAGACAAAATAGCCGGGATACTGATGCAGGCTCAGGTGTTCCTCACCGATAATTTTAAGAATGGTTGCTTTCATAACTCTTCTCTGTCAACACTACATTATTAATATAGTACATCTTGGATAAGATTTCAAGCCTTTTTTTCAACTATCGTTTCTAATTTTATGTAAAGTCTAAGTCAACTGTTGCATGTTCAATAAATCCATCACCAGTAAAGTAAGGAACTTCAACATCATCATAACGGTCTTCAATCAGAGTAGAAGCATCACCATTAATAGAAACGACACCAGCATCATTCCAAGTCCAGACTTTGACTTCCCAATCACCTGTCCAGATATTAGGTTCATCTGCCTCAACCCAATCCATCACAGCATTTAGTGTCAGGTCTGCGTCAATACCATCATCATCTTCTACAAGATATTTAATTCCAGCCTGTGGTTCTGAAAACCATTCTGCTTCTGCATAGTATGCTACAGTAGGAGTTTCACTTTCAGTAGTGTCTTCTTTTTCACCACCCCAGAACTGGTCATACAATACCCAGCCACCAATAAACAAAGTTGCAGTAAACATAACTGCGCCTACACCAAGAAACAACATTATATTCTCCTAATAAGTCCATCTAAGGGGCATATTAAATTTTGCCCAATCTACATTAATTTTTTCACCAAACAACTTTTCTAGTTCTTGTTCTGTTTGTATATAGTTGTCTGCCATAACTTTCAATTCACCCATTCTCATACTTCTAGTAAACCAGATAGTTTCAAACTCATCAGTAATTGTGGTTTCGCTTTCAGGTGCAAAAACTCTTCTTATCAAATTTCTTTGCATCTCCACACAACTACTCAAGATAGGGTATTCATCTAAATTATCATAAAAATCTTTTGTCTGTTTTGTTAAATCATAAATTTTATCCGTTGCAATGTTAGTGTTAACAAAATTATGCCAGAACCATTGGTAGTCAAACATTTTTACTAATTCTTCTAAATCAAAACTTAGTGACTCATACATAATTTCATAGTATTGGAATTTACTAAAAAATACCTTTTTTGTTTTAATCTTGTGTTTTTCTTGATATTCTGGTGTACCAAAAGAAGTGTTAGCAACTACAAGAGCAATAAACGTCATGGTCTTGTCAATACCAAGATTGTGTATATTATGATGTAAGGTTTGAAGCCAACTGTCAGCAGTTTCACCGGGAAGAGTGATAATCATTTCTGCTGTGATTTCATTACCTAAAGCTTTTTGTTCTGCAATAACAGGTAAAAGTTTTTCATTCTTAATATTTGCTCTATCAATAATCTCTAGCACTTCTGGTGTGTGGGTTTGAAAACTAACTTTCATATTATTTTGAGTAAGAGAAAGTTGATTCTCTAATAAGTCAACAATTTTGGTTAGATTTTTACTACCATTTTTTGCAAGACCACCGTAAATAACATTAACCTTATGATTATACTTTTCTTGGAAATCTACCATCTTTTCCAAAACAGTCACATCATCTTTAAAAATGCCAAAGTTAGCATTTGTAATAAACATGCTATTCACTTTTTTCTTGTATAAAAACTCTAGTTCATCTACACATTTTTGTAACTCAAACTTTGTGATTTTACTACTCGCATTGCCACCCCAATCACAAAAAGCACATTTATATGGACAACCCCTATCAGTTTCTACAGGGACCATTATTCTTCCTACATTATATTTTTCTGGATTATCAAAAACATAGTCAAAAATACCATCACTATATGGCGTCGGAAGTTCTCTAATTTTATTACCACTGATAGGTTCATCTAATAACCATTCTTCAAATGCATATTCTGCTAGACCTTCTATGTGTACATCAACCCAAGGACGATCTTCTCTATACTTTTCTAATACATCCTTGTGTTTAGGTACTTGTGGCCCACCATATACTACAATACCATCAGGTTTAATTTTTTTATAATGCTCAGAGATTAAATCACTATAATATTGATTCCATGTATAGTTGGTCAATCCAAAAATATCTGTCTCTGACAAAATATCATCAAATTCTTCTACAGGTTTAGGTATGAATAAAGGATCGTAGAAATTGTATTTTTTATTAATTTTTGGATTTTTTATGGCATGCCAAATCAAACATCCAGAGGAATAAGGCAACCATGCATCTAATCCTTCTGATGTTGCATATTTCTTAGTTTTTTTACTTTCCCAAAGTGGAATGTGATTAAAATTACCAAGAAGAATATTTTTCTTTGATGTGACTTCCATAGAATTGGCCTGCCCGGTAGGAGTCGAACCTACAACCTACGGCTTAGAAGGCCGTTGCTCTATCCAATTGAGCTACGGGCAGATAACAAATCAATTACAATTTTGACTACGACAAATAGTCACAGAAACATTCACTTCAATTTCGTCGCCTACAGCATATTGATCTTTGACAACCCCCCAACCCTGATATCCGTTCCAATCATATTGAATGGTATAATCTTCAGGAACAGACTCAGTGCGTTGAACATAACGAGTTGTACAAATCTCTTTGTCTTCATATCCTACGATACGAAGTTCTGGTGCACGGCCTGCTTCAGCAGCAACCACACCACCAATAACTGCACCAGCAACAGCACCTTCATCTTTATCAGTCACTGCTTTACCAAGCAAACCGCCAAAGACTGATCCAAAAAGAACTTCTAAACCAGTAGCACCTTGACCTTGTACATTCTCATAGATTGGTACTTGTGCAATACTACACTTTGTTACGGGTACATCTCGTACAACCTCAATCCAGTTAGGTTCTACATCAGTTACAATTGCAGTCTCCGCTGCGGCGGGACTGGCGCATGCACCAACCCCTACCATAGATAAAACGGCTAGAATACGTTTCATTGAACTTCCTTTAATACTTCTGTCATTGATGGACAAATCTCTGCTGTATATAGTCCACCGGATGCTACAGTACCAGCAAGAGCGCCTGTAGCAGCACCAAAGAGTGCATCGGTTCCACCTACGTTGCCATCAGAAAGAACAACCATAGCAGCTGTACCAGCTACTGCACCAAGTGCTGCATACTGTGGTGTTTTTTCATTATAGTACATTACATTGGTACATTCACCAAGAGGTTTAGTAAGTTGCGCACATCCAGTCAAACCAAGCATCGCAACAGATGCAATAATAATAGATTTCATTTTAAGCTCCTACAATGGAATAGTAAATATCTTCCCAACCGTTAACACGATTAGCAAAGTCAAACTGCTGATTGTGAGGCAAGTCAATTAGATAAGATTCAAGTCCAAGTTCTTCACCTAGCACAGCATTCTTGTACTTATCTTCTACCCAAACACAACCCGTGCCACGATACTGTTCAAGTGCATCATCTTTATCAGCACCAGTATCTAGACATACCAGTTCATCAATAACAGTTTCACCAAACAGGGCGTGCAGGTTTTGTAGACGTGCCTTGTACGCATACTTGTTCAGAGACATGGAAGTAATTACACGCAGGACATAACCACATTCCTCATGCAACTTCTTAACATATTTGACTGCATCCAAGTGCGGGGTCAGGTATGCCATAGCAGCGGAGTTGTTAAACTCACGAACAAGAGGTTCACCAGCATTTTTGTTGATAAAACCATACCGTTTCCAAATAGCATATCCGGTAGGGTCTTGTTCAGTATACCCACGGTCTGCCATAAACTCTTTGAAACCAAAGAGCCAATCTACTAGAACTCCATCACAGTCAGTGAGGATTACCTTATCTGCAAGGTCGCTTTTCATTACTTTTCCTTATCTTTCAAAAATTCTATGTTTAAGGTTTTGCGTAAACCTTCACCTTGTTCAAGTGCACAATGTGGTATCTGATGTGAAAAGATAAACACAGTGTCTAACTCAGGTTTAAGATAGCACCATTCTCCATCTTTGTCAATATAAGAAAACCATCCCTTCATATCTGACATGTCTTCTGGCAAATTAAGATAGAGTAAAACACTCATACCTTCTCTCACTAATCCAGCTGGATTGCTATGCTGATGAATACCATGCCTAGAACCCTTATATCCATCTATGGTCCATGAATTTACATATTCCATATTTTCAAAATGTGGTATATTATTTCTTTCACAGATACCTTTGACCATATCATAGAAAAAATCTTTGACGTAAGAATCTTTTACTGGTAAACTCTCGCCTTTAGAACCATCATCAAAGAAATGTTGAGTGCTATCCCCTCGGCCGCTATACGCACCATATCCATCAGTTGTAATGATCTGTTTGCTAAGAACCCATTTTTTTAGTTCTTCAACATCAAGTCCATGTTTAACTACATGAAAAAACCAAGGCATTTCTTCTGTCAATCTGTTGCTCCATCTATGTCTACAACATGTTCATTTTCATTCATAACTTCAAAGTCTGTTGTCAACCAACGAATATTGCCAGTTTTAGGAGAACCTAACAGCAGACCCTCAAAAGTTCCGGGACGCTTTTCAAGAACTTCCCATAAGGCACCATGCTCTTGAATACGTTGCTTACCTTTTTTGGTAATGCCTTTTAGGTGAACTGTTTCACGCATCTTTAACCTCTTGAATCACACATTGTACTTCAATGCCACATGCCTTCATACGTTTTTCAAAGTCACGCATAAACTTCTTGGCTTGACGTTCAGAAGTGATTGGTTCAAGCAGACCAAAACGAATACCGTTACTGACTGCATCACGAATTACAAAAGACTTCTTTTTCATTACTCAACCTCTGTAAAAAGCTCAACCTCTTTAATACTGAACTTAATGTCAGGATTCATTTCTTCAAGAATCATCATCAGTTCAGCAGCGTTACCGGGGCAGGCTTCTTTATTGACAACTTTCATGTCAGTCATGTTCATTACCCAAAACTCAGTCATCTGTCTTATTCCTCAATAAGTGCTTTAAAGTCTGCAATCATACCTTCACAGGCAGCAACAGCACGTTCACGTTCAACAGGGTCTTCAATCTGCTGATACTTAGCAAGGTTTGCTTCACAAGCAGCAATGTAACTTTTAATCTGTTCAATCATCAAACTTACCTTTTTCTCTTACATACTTAATATAGTATCTTGAGTAGGGTTTGTCAAGTACCAATTTGGACTTTTTCGTGTTTTTTTCCACCGTGCAAACTTAGATTTTTCGTGGATATAAAAGTCCCGATATGCCTGTACTGTGTTAGAACGTTTGAGGTAATCGTCCATACACTGAGGGGGTGGAGTCCAACCACCATTCATTTTCATAGACTTAGGTGGAAGTTGAAGATACGGTAGGACAGTAAGAGCAGTGCCGTGTTGCTTGCCAAAACGATACTCATACTCATCAGCAAGTGCATTCATCAAATCTTTTGCCCAGCCATACTGTTCCATAGTTTGACGAATCCATATATTAGATGGATGCTTGAAGTGCACTGCTTTGTAGAGTGTATGTTCTAGTACAGGATCAGGGTGTACATAGTAGTCTACCATGCGTTTACCTGATACTGATGAACGTTTAGTCTTGGTCCCGTCCAGCATTCTGTGTGCAGTAGACAGCATTTGAGCAGTCTCTAACAGCATCTTATGTACATGCTGGTCACAATGCATCTGTGCTGCTTTGACTGGATTGGGATCAAGATAGAAAATATTCATGGTTTATTCCTGCGTTGGGTACGTTTATTACCATACCCTAATTTACGCATTATGTCAAGTCTTTCTTCATCAGTGTATCTAGTCCACCTTGCAATCTGTTCTCTAGTGCGGCCGCAACCAATACACTCACCACCCTCTATCTTGCAAAGAGACACACAAGGTGTTACATACATAATTGGTACTCCCTGCCGGAGTCGAACCGGCACTTCCAAAGGAAAACGGATTTTAAGTCCGCAGCGTCTACCATTTCCGCCAAGGGAGCATACTCGTTATTCACATACACAAATCATCATAAAGAAGAGTATACTGCCTATGCTTGCTTGTGTCAAGAGAAAAAATCTTCCAGAATATCTTTTTTAACACTTTTTTACTCCTAAGATAAGAAAGGGGCGAGAAGTATATATTCCCTCGCCCCAAAAGACATATAGATTATATATCAGTTTTTATGTCTTGTCAACGAAAAAGTTGTTCCTCCAAATCTTTTATTGATCTACCCAGATAGTCCCGTTTCAATTTCATTTGCCTTACTAAAGTATCTCTCCCTTGTTTTACGAGTTTTCTTTCATAATGTTCAAGTTCACGATAATCTTTTTTGAGACGGTCAATTTGAGAAACGAGCATATAATGCATTCCTTAAAAAGTTAATAGGACATAACAAATTAGTCAGGGGGCATCAAATTTGGATAGACCTCCTTGACTAGAGCAGATGAAATACCTTTGAATGGTTTTTTATCTTTCATCTGCAATACAATCTTTGCATCTTCTGGATGGATAGATTCTAAGAGTTGGATGAAAAATCTTTCTCTTTTAATTGTGCCTAATTCTTTAGCTCTCTTGCCAACAAAGTTAGCAAACTGATTAGACCTTTTGAAAAGATTTGAAGGTGCGTTATGAGCTTCGCAAGGCTCATAAGGTGGTTCACCTTCTGGCAACTGAAGTTTTATAGTTGGATTGTAGCAACCTTGAAGAATAGTTCTTAACCCAAAAGAATCATGTTCTTTAAGTAAAGCAATCTTGTCTGCCTTCTTTTTAGCAGAACCAATTTTCTCTAGGATTTCAAAAATATTAAGTGTAATCTTATTCACCATCATCTTCTCTTTTCAAATGTTTCGCATTAATCCGACACTGGATGTATTCATTAAAGTAGTCATCTCGTAATAGCACGTCATATTCAAATTGATATTTTGCTTCATAGTAAGAACAATCGCCCTTTGTTTTACAAAACTTCAAAATTTCTCTGTAGTATTTATCACCGCCGACTTCTTGGACTTGTTCTTGGAGAGCCTTGTTTGAACCATAATATGTACGCCAGTCAGATTCTTTTGTCACATACTTTGTTTTGGTTCCACCTGTCTTGGTCTTTACCTTGGTTTTCCTGCGGTTCCAGAAGAGTTTCTTGCCGATGTACTTCTGTAGTGTGTCTAGGTTTTGAATGCGGTAGACGAACCCTACAAACTCTTCTGGCGCTGTTTCAGGATCATATTCGCCAAACTCATAGTACCATCCTGTATAATGATCAGACATAAAAAAATAACCTCAGTGTGTTTCAACTGAGGTTACTTATATTAGTCACAAAGGCATCCTGCGTCATATTCTGATACTTCATCATCTGTTAGTTCAGAACCACAATATGGACAGTGATTTGGTTTTTCATCATAAATTAGATGAACTACACTTTCTACTTCACAATCGTCACAGATAATTCGGTATTTCATAGACCCTCCTAAAAGTCAATCTCGCAAGCACCACCTGCACAGGCTGCTGCACCAAGAGTGTCAACATCAGTGTATTTCTTTTCAGACAGTTCACTGATCCATTCTACTTGCATGTAAGACCTTTTGATTTTTTCCCACTTGTGAATAAGGAATGCATCCTTCAGGCAGTACTCAGTTCTCTTAAGGTCACCTTCAAGGTATTTATCAGCAAATGCTTGGAAGCGTCGCACCCAATCTTTCTTCAGAGTGTTCTTAGAGTTTTCAGCTGAGATATCTTCACCGAAACCTTGTGCGGTCTGGCAGCCCATCCAAAGGTCACCAAAAGCAGCAAGTCCATCTACTACCAGACCAGATGCTAGAACAGCCGCCACGCCATATTTTTCCACCATCTTTTCAGCGTCGATGACTTCAGTGTTCGGCGCTTGATTAAAATCCTTATCGCCAGAAGTAGACAAGAAAGAAATACCAGCGAAGTTATTCCTATTGCTATAAACATATTCAGCAACATCATCCCAATCCTCTACTAGAATAGTATTTGATACGTTATGTGATACTGTAGGGTCTGCACAAAGTTCTTTGTTCTTGCCAGTATTTACCCAATGCTTTTGTGCCTTTGCAACCAATTCAAGGTGGTCAGTTCCAATAAGTTTATCTTTCAGAATAGAACCTTGCTTTGGTGTAATTGGGAAAGATACAACCCAATCAGTTCCAGAAGCAGACCATACAGAGTCTTCTACCATCTCTGGATTTGTTTTAGCAATGAGTTGTGCAACTTCAGAATCTTTGTTTAGTTGGATATTTCTGATATACCTCTCAGAGTGTTCAGCGTGGATTCCACTTGCTGTTCCCAAGAGTACAGAAGCATTGCCACTAGGCTTAACGCAAGTAGTCCTAGCAGCAGGATTAATCCCGAGAAGATCAGCAACTCTCTTATTAGTATCCTTAACAATCTTGGCACCTTTTTCCAAAATCTTTTCATCAAACAAAATCTCCGGGTTGTTCATCCATCCAGTGATAGATACACCAAGCAATGCTTCACGGTCAAAGATTTGCTTTGTAGTATCTGGAAGGAATTTAAAGTCAGTATAACCAGCCTGTAGTGTACCAAGGATAGATGCTGCTTCACATGCCTTGTAGAATGATTCTTCATCTACACAAAGACCACCATTAATCTCTGTCAGGTTACACCCCTGCCAGCCAGACTGTCCATCAATCTGTGGGAACATGCCAATCTCTACACATGGATTAGTGGTGTGTTCAGTAGACTCAACAAATACAAATCCCGGTTCACCAAACTGTTTAATGCTATCCATGA